TGATGCCCAAGAGACTCCGCTTCTTGCCCGCATCATGCGGCGCGGGCGGTTCCATGCGTTTCGGTCGCTTGCGGGCCTTCAATGCCGCCACGAGGCGTTCGTAGGCCCCGAACACTTCCGGTAACACCGGCGTGTTGACCTGGTACTCCGAGGTCACCTTGCGCTTGCTGTCCTGCTTGCGCGACGCTGTCATGCCCCACCTCCCGCGATCCATGCTATCCCTTCCGACCCTGAGATTCCTAGATTCCCCGGCCATTTGAAGGAATCTACGGGAGCGATGTTGACTTCCGACCCGGAGTCGGTATCCTCTAGTCGTGAGATCTAGATTCATAGGACCGTAGGAGACCCGATCATGGGCGAGCCCGCCATCCGGGGCGACCTCGTGCAGCTCAACGTGGCAATGCCCGCGGAACTTCGGCGGGCGATCCACGTCCTCGCGGCGCAGCACAACGAGCGACGCCAGGCCGTCGTCTGCACGATCCTCGCCGATGCACTCGGCGTGCCGCTGCCGGCGGATCTCAGAGCCGGCGGGCTGTCCCTGCCGCCGCACGCCTGCCCCTGCCCCTGCCCCTGCCCCAACTGACCCCGGCATCACGGAGGACCCGATGCACGCAGCCCTCGTGGTGTACCTCACGGTCACGATGGCCTGTGCCGTCGCGGCCGGCGTGATCTTCGAGCGTTACGCGGTTCCCGATCCCCAAGAAACGGAGAGCGAATGATGCGAGACGACGGAGTGCAAGCCATCGACCTCCGCCCGGTCGAGATCGACCCGGACGGCTGGGTCGTTGACGACCAGGGCGAGATCCTCGGACGGCCCGACGAGGGCGTGTTCGTGGACCTGCCGCCCGACCCGGAGACCGGCGAGGCCCGCCGCGGCTGGCAGCCGATCCCCGAGCGGTGCTGGCGCATCCAGACGGACGCCGACGCCGAGGCCGTGCTCGACCGGCTGGGACGCGAGGAAGCGGCGGCGGAGGCCGTCGCGACCCGCAAGCGGGCGATGCTCGAGCGGTTCGAGCGGCTGGAGGGTGTCCACCGCCGCCGAGCGGAGTGGATTCGCCGGCAGTACGCGGCGCAGCTCGCGGACCTGGCGCGGGCCCGGCTCGCGGGAGCGAAGCGGAAGTCCTACGTGCTCGCGAACGGGACCATCGCGTTCCGCAAGTCGGCCGGCACCGCCCGCATCGTCGACATGAGCAAGGCCGTCGAGTGGGCACGTTTCAGCCGGCCCGAGTTGATCCGGACGAAGGAAGACGTCCTGTCCTCCGAGACCCGCAAGGCGGTCGAGGAAGACGTCGCCCTCGGGTTGCTCGACTTCGTGCCGAGCTGGATCGAGATCACCCCGCCCGGCGAGAGCGTCCGCATCGAGACGATCGGCGTCTCGACCGCGCTCGATCGGCTGGGCGAGAGCAGCGAGTGGCCCGCGGAAGGCAAGCGGGTGAAAGGCGGTGCGGCATGATGCGCATGGCGATCATCGAGCACGCTCCCAATGACTTCGACGTTCAGGTCGGCTATGGCATCGCCTCGCGTCTGACGAAGGATGAGGTTCTGGCGGTCGTCGCCAGCACCCTCTACGGCAAAGGCCCGTGCTGGCTCCAACACATCAACGAGGCGACAGACATCGCTGTCCGCTTCGGCTGGCGGCTGCCGGTTCTCATTTCCGCGATCCTGCCTCCAGCTCTCGAATCGTCTCAGCCCGCGGTGGCGGAAGGCGGTGCCGCATGAGCACCACCAACAGCCTCATCACCGAGCCCTTCGGCAACCTGCCGATCACCCGCGACCTCCCGGAAGGCGTGCTCTACCAGCACGGCAACTTCCGCGTCTACCGCGACCCGAGCGGGCAGGAAGGCGACCTCGACCTCTACACGATCGAGGGCTTCGACCGCGACGACGACGGCGACTGGAGCTTCGTCGACGCTCGCCGTGACTTCGAGTCGGCCGTCGCCGCCCTCACTGAACTCCGCGACGCGGAACGGGCCTCGGAGCTCCGCAAGGAACTCCGCGAGCACGTCCTGACCCTCGCGTCGCCCGCGTCGATCGAGACGCTGATCGGCCTCGCGAAGAAGCTCCGCCACGCCGAACGCGGGCGGAAGTGACCGACCGTCCCCACCCCGATCCCCAGCGCACGGAGAGAGCCATGACTCACGAGATCCAGCAGTACGGTAGCCGCATGAACGGAGGGGCATCCAGCCCCGCCGTCGCGGAGCCGATCGCGGCACCCGCCGCACGCTACAGCCTCGCGGAACTCGAACAGATCGCGGAGTACGTCGTCCGCTCGACCATGTTCGCGGGCATCAAGACGCCTCAGCAGGCGATGACGCTGATGCTCTTGTGTGAGGCCGACGGCCTGCACCCGATGCACGCCGTCCGACGCTACCACGTCGTGCCGGGCCGTCCCCCGCAGATGAAGGCCGATGTCCTGCTCGCCGAGTTCCAGAAGGCCGGCGGCAAGGTCGAGTGGCACGAACGGAGCGAGACGCGGGTCGACGCGGCATTCTCGCACCCGACCTATCACCCGAAGCCGGTGCGGATCGCCTGGAGCATCGAGGATGCCAAGCGGGCCGGCGTCGCACAGTCGAACCCGAACTACCAGCGATACCCGCGTCAGATGCTGACCGCGCGGGTCATCGGCGAAGGCGTGCGTCTGGTCTGCCCCGGCGTGACGAACGGCATCTACACGCCGGAGGAAATGGACGACGCGACGACGGTGACGGTCCTCGAATCGACTCCGCCGCCGGCTCCTGCCGCTCCCACTCCGGTCCCGGCCCCGCCGAGCGCGAAGCCCGTGACCACGCGGGCGAACGCAGTCCCGGCCGACACCTGGGAGAACTACATCCGCGTGCGGCTGAAGGCCGCGAACGAGGCATGGTGGGCCCGGCTGGCCGAACGCGGCCTCAGTGAGGCCGATGCCGGCGAGCACGGGACCGTGGCGAAGGGCAGCACGCTCCCGCGGATCATCAACTCGATCGTGACCTCGGCCATCGAGGCCGGGCTGATCCCGCAGTCCGCCGTCGGCAAGGACGAGGACCCGAACACCCGCGACGCCGACAAGGCGAAGAAGGCCGTCCGCGGGCTGTACGAGGTCGACGCGGCGACCGTCCGCGGGCTGGTCGAAGCCTGGGTCGCGAAGTGGACGGCGGAGGCGGAGACAGCCCTCGGCTGGACGGCGGAGACCGACGCGGATTCCGACGACGAGACGCACCTCGGCCTGCCGGGCGACCTCGACGCCCGTGCCGAGTTCGGCCCCGGGGCGGACGGGTGATCGCCACCCACGAAAGGAGGCACCGATGTCCCCGACGACCGACTACGCGACGTTTTTGCAACGCAAGAGCCAACTCGACGGCGACCACGGCTTCGCGCCGGTGTGGATGCCGGAGTTCCTGTTCGACTTCCAGGCCCATCTCGTCGAGTGGGCCTGCCGCAAGGGGCGGGCGGCGATCTTCGCGGGCTGCGGGCTGGGCAAGACTCCCATTCAGCTCGCGTGGGCCGAGAACGTGGCCCGGAAGACGAACAAGCCGACGCTGATCTTCACGCCGCTCGCTGTCAGCCATCAGACCGTCCGCGAGGCCGAGAAATTCGGGATCGAGGCCCACCGCTCGGGTGACGGCAAGCCCCGGCCGAACATCACCGTCGCCAACTACGAGCGGCTGGCGAAGTTCGATCCCGACGACTTCGGCGGGGTCGTGTGCGACGAGGCGTCGATCATCAAGCATTGGTCCGGGGCCACACAGAAGGGCGTGACGCGGTTCCTGTCGAAGATGCCCTATCGCCTGCTCTGCACCGCGACCCCGGCCCCGAACGACTACATCGAGATGGGCACGCACAGCGAGGCCCTCGGCGACCTGACGTACAGCGACATGCTCGCGACGTTCTTCCGCCAGATTTCCGACGACGAGAAGAAGCGGCTCGCGACGGCCGACGACGTGATCCACAGCAGGCGGCTGTCGTGGAGGGTCATCCAGAGCATGGGCCAGTACGCCATGAAGGCACACGCCTTCGAGCCGTTCTGGAAGTGGGTGAGCAGTTGGGCGCGGGCTTGCCGCAAGCCGAGCGACCTCGGCCCGTACGACGACGAGCGGTTCCGCCTGCCGGAGCTCATCCGCCGCGACCACACGATCACGCCGAAGAAGCCGCCCGATGGTTGGCTGTTCACGGTCCCAGCGTTCGGGCTCAACCAGGAGCGCGGAGAGCGGCGGCGGACGCTCGAGGAACGGTCGGAACTCGTCTGCGACCTGACGCGGAAGAGCGATTCCGCCGTCGTGTGGTGTCACCTCAATCCCGAAGGCGACCGGCTCGAAGCCGACATCCCCGGAGCCGTCCAGGTCAAGGGATCGCAGTCGGTCGAGGAAAAAGAAGAACGGCTGCTGGCCTTCCTCGACGGCCAGGCCCGCGTGCTCGTGACGAAACCGAAGATCGCAGGCCTCGGGCTCAATCTCCAGCACTGTGCCCACGTCGTCACGTTCGTGGACCACAGCTACGAACAGTTCCACCAGTGCGTCCGGCGTTGCTGGCGGTTCGGCCAGAAGCGGCCCGTGACGCTGGACGTGATCGCCACCGAGGGCGAGATCAACGTCCGCCGCAACATGGAGCGTAAGGAGCGGCTCGCGGATCAGATGTTTGAGGCCGTCGTGGCCTACATGAACGACTCCGCGAAGGTCCGTCTCGACAAGTCCACCCGATCGACGGAGGTGCCTTCATGGCTGTGCTCGACCAACTGATCGCCGACGACTATGCCCTCTACCACGGCGACTGCTGCGAGGTGATGGCGACCTTGCCGGACGCCAGCGTGCATCTCTCGATCTACTCGCCGCCGTTCGCGGGGCTGTACCAGTACAGCAGCGACCCCGCCGACCTGAGCAACTGCAAGGATTACCAGGAGTTCATGGATCACTATGCGTTCGTGATCCGCGAGATCCATCGGCTGACGCTGCCTGGCCGCATGACGGCTGTCCACTGCCAGGACATCCCGATCCTGAAGCCGAACGATCATCACCTGATGGATTTCCCAGGCGACATCGTGAGGCTCCACAACGCCCACGGCTGGAAGTATGTCGCCCGCTACCACGTCTGGAAGGAACCGCTCACCGTCCGCAACCGGACGATGGTCAACTCGCTGCATCACAAGACGCTCTGCGAGGACTCGACGCGGTGCAGCGTGGCGAACGCCGACTATCTCCTGATCTTCCGGCGTTCGGGCGACAACCCGATCCCGGTGGAGCATCCGACCGGGCTGATGTCCTACGCGGGTTCTCGCGAGATCCCCGCCGAAGTCGTGAAGTGGCGCGGCCACAAGGGCGACCAGCGCGTCAACGCCTACAGCCAGTGGATCTGGAGACAGTACGCCTCGGCGTTCTGGGACGACGTCCGGATCGACCGCACGCTCGGCACCGGGGCCAGCCTCTACTCGGGCAACAAGGCCGAGAAGGACGAGCCCGATGAGAAGCACATGCATCCCTTGCAGCTCGACGTGATCGAGCGGTGCGTCGTGATGTGGAGCAACCCCGGCGAGACCGTGCTCACGCCGTTCATGGGCGTGGGCTCGGAGGTCTATGGGGCCGTCCTCAATGGACGCCGGGGGATCGGTGTCGAGTTGAAGCCCACGTACTACCGCCAGGCCCTGGTCAACGTCGCGAAGGCCGCGACGGGCCGCCGCGTGGCGGAAGTGCCGCTGTTCGCGACGGCCGAGGATCGAGGGCTGTTCAGCGACCCCGAACCCGCCACCGCCTGACGTTTCGGGGCCGCGGCAATGTCGCCCGGCCCCGTCTACGACACCCCGACTCGCACACGGTGAGGCCCCGATGTCAGAGCAGCATGCGGACGCGGCACGCAAGGCGGTCCTGATCTCCCGGCTCGACCTCGCGATGTCCGCGGCCGCGCTGGAGATCCTCTCCGAGTCCGCCGCCGACCTGGTGGCCGAGGGCGTCGCGCCGCAGAAAGAGCTGGTCGACACGATGACCGCGCTCCTGGGCGACCGCGAGCCCTACGCGGGACTGTACGCCGCCTATCGCTCCGGCCGGATCTCCGCCCGTGCGGCGATCGTCGCGGCCACGGTCCACCGGCGCAACGCGAGGCGGATCGGCCGATGAGCCACCACGAGGACCCGCTGGCTCGCGTGATCGCCCGGCTGGAGGCCGGCGGCTGGGATCCGCGCCCGACCGGGCCGGACGCCTACGAGAGCCGCTGCCCGGGCCACGGCGGGTCGCGGCACAACCTGGCGATCGCACGCGGCGACACCGGCGCGGTCCTCGTCCACTGCCACCACGAGCCGCCGTGCTCGACGGAGGACGTCGTCGCGGCCCTGGGGCTCACCGTCCGCGACCTGTTCCAGGGCGACGCGGGCGAGCCGCACGTCAACGGCAAGGCCGCTCCGAAGCCCGCGAAGAAGGCGAAGAAGGTCCACCTGTCCCGCGAGAAGGCACGCGGTGCGGTGCTCTGGAAGCTCCGCCAGCAGGACGCGGCGTGGGCGCTCGCGGAGGAGTGGGAGTACCACTACGCCGACGGCTCGATCGCGGCCGTGGTCTGCCGCTTCGAGCGGCCCGACGGCCAGGGCGGCCGGGAGAAGTCGTACGCCCCGATCCACCCCGAGTCTGGCGGGTGGGTGACGGGCGCCCCGGCCAAGCCCTGGCCGTTGTACCGGCTGGTGTCGATCCGGAGCTATCCCGCGGCCACGATCTACTTCGCGGAGGGCGAGAAGTGCGCCGACGCGATCCGCGACCTCGGCGAGATCGCCACGACGACGATGCACGGGGCGAAGTCCCCGCAGTACAGCGACCTCTCACCGCTTGCCGGCCGCGACGTGGTCATCCTGCCGGACAACGATCCGGAGGGCGAAGCCTACGCCGCGAAGGTCGCGGGCATGCTGGAGTCCCTGACGCCTCCCGCCCGCGTGAAGGTCGTGCGGCTTCCGCTGAAGGAAAAGGGCGACGACGCGGCCGACTGGATCGAGGCCGGGGCCACGATCGAGGATCTTCGCCGGCTGGTCGAGGTCTCGCCGTGGCGCGAACGGCAGGCGAAGCCCGCGCCGGCACCGCGACCGGAGGCACCGGAGCCGCCGCCGGCCGAGCCCCACGTCAACGGGCAGGCCCGGCCGCGACGGCCGCGGTTCGCGAACTACCGGCTCGTGCTCCGCGGCAACCGCACCGCGCCGGAGCCGCTCTCGCAGGAGCAGATCGACGGCACGCTGGCCGAGCTCGCCCCCGGCTGGCCGAAGCGGGTCGGGGCCGAGCATACGCTGTTCGTCGTGCGCGAGCTGACCCCGGTCTACCTGGACAGCCCCTCGCGGCTGTTCGCCTGGATCGACGGCCTGGCCGAGGCCGACTGGACGAGCGGCGGCCGGTTCATCTCCCAGGAGCGGTACTACGAGCACCTGCGGATGACCGCCGAGGCCTACGACGCGATCGAGACGCTTCCGCACTTTCCGCGGCTGCCCGGCCTGTACTACTGCCACCGCGACGTCCCGGCCGAGGGCGGCAACACGCTCGAGAACCTGCTGGATCGGTTCATGCCCTGGTCGCCGGAGGACCGCGAGCTCATCCGCGCGATGGTGCTGACGATGATGTGGGGCGGCCCTCCCGGCTCCCGTCCCGCGTTCCTGGTCACGGGCCCCGAGGTCGATGGCGCGGGCGGCCGCGGCGTCGGCAAGAGCCGGCTGGTCGACGCGACGGGCTGGATCCTGGGCGGCGCGATCGACGTGGCGCCGACCGAGCAGATCGGCGACGTCAAGAAGCGGCTGCTGTCCGACGCGGCCCGCCAGGGGCGGCTCGTGAGGCTGGACAACGTCAAGAGCCTCAAGTTCTCGTGGGCGGACCTCGAGGGGCTGATCACGTCGCCGGAGATCAGCGGCTGGAAGCTCTACAAGGGCGAGGGCCGGCGGCCGAACACGCTCGTCTGGGTCGTCACGCTCAACGGGGCCGCGCTCTCGCGGGACATCGCCCAGCGCGTGATCCCGATCCGGCTCAAGCGGCCCGTCTACAGCCCGACGTGGGAATCCGACCTGAAGGAGTTCGTCGATTCGAGGCGGTGGGAGATCTTCGCCGACTGCCGCGAGATCCTCGAGGGGCCCGGCGTGCCGCTCACGCCCCGCACGCGGTGGGCGCCGTGGGAGAAGCAGGTGCTCTCGCGGTGCGTCGGGGTGACCGCGTGCCAGGCGACGATCCTGGAGCGGCAGGAGGAATTCGACGCCGACGGCGAGGAGATGGCCGTCGTCCGCGAGTTCTTCCTCGAGCGGATCGAGGCGTCGGGCCGGAATCCGTTCACCGAGAAGATCTTCCTGGCCTCCCGCCTCGCGGCCCAGTGGCTCAACGAGGCGAGCCGCACGTCCCACGACATGCACAAGGCCGCGGCGGTCCTGAAGAACCTCGGGATCCCCGAGATCCACAAGAACGACCGCACGCGGGGGCCGCGCGGGGAGCGGGGCTTCCACTGGATCGGCGAGCGGGCCGACCCGCAGTCCGAGGCGAGGCAGCTCGACCCCAGCGTGTCGGGGTCGAGGCACGACGAGTTCGCGTGGAGGTGAGACGACGATGGGCACCACGTACGAGTATGCGAAACGAGACGTCCTGGAGCTGATGCGGGAGGTCAAGGATCGCTGGCACGGCGACCTCGTGAAGGCCGAGGTCACGATCGCGGTCCTCATGGCCAGCAACGAGGACGGCGCCGCCGTGAAGCTCCACGGCTACCCGTGCGCGGCCACGGTGAAGATCAACAGCCTCAAGGATCGGGTCGAGGGCAAGGGCGACGCCACGATCACGATCGACGCCCGCGAATGGGACGAACTCCCCGACGCGGAGCGGACCTCGCTGCTCGACCACGAACTCGAGCATCTCGAGCTCGTGATGGAGAAGGGCAGCCAGACCGTGTGGAAGGTCGACGACCACGGCCGGCCGAAGCTCCGGATGAAGCTGCACGACTGGCAGCTCGGCGGCTTCGAGTCGATCGCGAGACGCCACGGCGAGCACGCCCTCGAGGTCCAGCACTTCCGCCAGGTCGCCGACGCGAAGCGGCAGTTGCTTTTCGACTTCGCGGGATCGGACGCGGCGTGAACCGGAAACTTCCGTCCCCCATCCCCGATCCCTCGCAGGAGACGACACCGTGTGCAGGATCGCGAAGGTCCACAACAAGCCCGGGTTCTACACGCCGCTCGTGGACTGGCGCTCGCTGACGTTCGGCGAGTACGAGCGGCCGGAGGTCACCGGGCTGCGGCCGTTCGACGCGCGGAAGTGCCGCACGCTGGTGGAGTACCAGGCCGCGTTCGCCCGCGCGGACGGCGTACCGCGGCCAGAGCCGAAGCCGCAGCGGATGAGCGACGACCAGGTCGAGAAGGTGCGCGAGTGGGCCCGCGCCGACAAGGCCCGGAGGGTCCGGCCGGCGAGCCGGGCCCGCTGACGACACCCCGAGATCCCCGACACCCCAGCGAACGGAGGCGACGAATCATGCTTGTCCTCAGCAGACACCGCGACGAACGCATCAAGATCGGTGACGACATAACGCTCGTCATCGTCGACATCCGCGGCGACAAGGTACGCATCGGCATCGAGGCGCCGCCCGACGTGCCGGTCCACCGGCAGGAGGTCTACGACGAGATCCGGGAGCAACTCCGGCGGCAGCAGCGGGAAGGAGGGCGGTGATGGGTCCGCGAGTCGTGCCGAAGCGATGCCCGTTCTGCTGCAGGACGCCCGTGTTCCGCGCGAAGCGGGTGCGGGTTCCGGGGTCGCGGCAGTGGAAGACCATCGGCATCTACATGGAGTGCCGCACCTGCCACACAGGAACCCGCGTGGTCTCGCTCGCGGACGTGGGACGGTCGGACCGCGGGAACGTTGCGGCGCGAGCGTGGAACCTTGTGGTCGAGCGTGCGGAGACCGAGATCGCGGCCGGCGTGATGGCGACCGCGGAAGGGGGAGCGTCATGAAGGGCACATGCTGGCCGAAACTCTCCGTGCAGCTCACCGGCCCGCGCGACCCGCGCCGCTGCCAGTCGTGCGGCTGCGAAGGCTCGCTGGAGCCCGAGACCGAGGTCTACCAGGGCAAGGGCGAGCCGTGTGTCCTGCCGAAGTCCCTGCCCACGCTCGTCGCATGGTGCGAGTGCGACGGCAACGATCAGCCGACGCGCACGATCGTCGTGCTGTGCCGCCCGTGCGGCGACAGGCTGATCGAGAATCACCCGCGTCTCTACGCGGCGCAACCGTACTGGATGCCGCTGCCCGGGATCATGGGCCTCTGCCACGAATGCCGCCACCGCGACGGCACGGCCTGCACGTCGCCGCTGGCGAAGTTCAACGGCGGGTCTGGCCTCGAGGTCCCGCACCCCAAGCCGCACGACGTCCACTTCTACCGCCGCGGCAAGGGCGCCCGCAGCGGCTGGGAGAAGGTCTACCAGGGTCCGGCGACGGCGTGCAGCGGGCGGGAGGTGGCACCGTGACCCTCGACGACTACGCCGAACTCGTGGGCCGGATGCGCTATCACCAGCGGCGGTGGTTCCGACTGCGGCAGACGGACGATCTTCGAGCGTCCAAGGAACTCGAGCGGAAGGTGGACGACGCCACGGCCGAGGTCGTGAGCACGCGGCACGAGCGGCAGGGCGAACTGAGCTTCGAGTAAGACATCGAGGTATGGCATAGCCAGCCAAGTAAAGGCGTGGTCGGCCCCGGCTCGGTGCGGCTCGGCTCGGCGTGGCGTGGCATGGGCGTGGCGTGGCGTGGCGGGGTGGAGACCGGCAAGGCAAGGCGTGCCACGGCGAGTTAAGGCATGACGTGGCGGGGCAATCTCTGGTTTGGCCGGGCGAGGCATCGTGTGCCAAGCATCGGCATGACTTGACGCGGCAAGGCAAGGCTTCTTTCATCAGGAGACGAAGATGGGATCGAACGGCAAGGTGCTCGAGACGATCGGCAGCGTGAGCAACGAGGGCGCGGAGGCGATCGCCACCGGACAGCCCTACTCGGTCGTCGTCAAGATCCGGGGCACGGCCCCGATCCTCTGGCATGCCTGGAACGACGACGCCGTCAAGGAGAAGGGCGATGCCAAGAAGGGCAGCGCGGCGAAGAAGACGGACAACGTCGAGAGCTACGTCTACCGCAATCCCAGCGGGCACATCTGCCTGCCCGGGACCTATCTCGTGGGCAGCATGACGAACAAGACGAACGGGGCCGCCAAGTATCGGCAAGACCCACGTTCGCCCCGCAAGTCGGCCCTCGATCTCTACAAGGCAGGCGTCGTCGCCTTGACCACGCTCGCCCCGATCATCCCGGCGAAGCAGACCGAGCCGACGAAGGACTGGGACTATCTCGATCGTCGCCGCGTGGTCGTCCAGCAGAATGCAGTCACCCGCGTCCGCCCGGCCTTCGCCGAGGGCTGGCGTGCTGAGGTGCAACTTCTGGTCATCGCACCCGAGTACATCAGCCCGAGCGACCTCCACGCCTGCCTGGCGGACGGCGGCCGTCTCGTGGGCGTCGGCGACTTCCGGCCCACGTTCGGGCGGTTCCAGATCGACGCCTTCGACATCGGATTCACTGATTGAGACACCGAGGCATGGCGTGGCAAGGCGAGGTCTGGCACGGCGGGGCGGGGCGAGGCAGGGCTAGTCAGGGTTCGGCTAGGACAGTCGCGGTCGGGATAGGCCGGGCAAGGCTAGGTAGGGCGGGGCTCGGCATGACATGGCACGGCACGGCGAGGCTTCTTCGATGGCACGAGAACGCAGCATGTATCCAGGAGGGTTCGACTGGCACGAGCAAACGTATTTTGTTCTGTGCCGAGACTACGGCATCACGCGGCGGCCGGCTCCGGACGAACTCCACCGGTACGCCGCGGCGGGCCTCACCGTCAACGAGGCCGCCCGCCGCTACGCGGCGGCGGGCGGCTCGCCCCGCAGGCCGATGCCGGAGCCGGACGCGAAGCCGGCCCCGCCGAAGCAATCGACACTGTTCGACTGAAGAACGCATCCGTCGCATGAGTACAAGGAGCATACAACGTGACGGCAGACGAGGCGGTGAAGGAAGTCGATCGGCTCGCGTCTCTGGCGCGGGACTGGCCGATGCCGGACGGCGTCGACCTGATGATCCAGGAGCACCACGCGGCGAATCCGTGTGTCTGCTACGTGGTCCGGCGCGGGGAGGACGTGCTCTCCGTCGTGCTGCCGGCCCCGTGCCCGCGGGCGAACCGCGAGCGGGTGCATGGGTTGCTCGATCGGCTCGCGGAGCAGCTCGGCCGCCGAGACGTCGTGGTGGACGGCATCGCCTCGGCCCTCGAGGCGATCGTCGGCAAGCGATCCCACGTCCTCGACACCGCGGGAATGGGGGTGGGCTGATGGCGTTCGGCAACGGATTCCGCGGGCCCGGGGCACACCGCAAGCCGAGGGCTCCGCAGTCGGCACCGAAGCCGAAGGCGGGACCGGCCACCCGCGACGGGCTGAAACTGCTGCTCGGCAGCCTGCCGCCGATGACGGATCGGCCGCCCGCCTACGGTGAGCTCGCCCGCGAAGAGATGAACGAGACGGAGGCGAAGTACGCCCGCGTCCTCGACGAGCGGAGAGCCGCCGGCGAGATCGTCGACTGGTGGTACGAGCTCTACACCGTGAAGCTCGCCCCGAGCACGCACTACCGCCCGGACTTCCTCGTCCAGCTCGCGGACGGCCGCCTGGAGTTCCACGAGGTGAAAGGGGGGTTCGTCCAGGAGGACGCCTGGATCAAGGCCAAGGTGGCCGCCCGAGTGTCGCCCATCCCGATGATCGTCGCCCAGTGGCGCGACCGCCGCTGGCACCTGACTCCGCTCCCGCGATGACCTCCGGAGGCCATGACGATGCCCAGGAAGCCCCACCCCGACGGCGACAGCAGCCCCGACGAGGCCCCGGTCTCGGCGAAGGTCGCGTGGCTCGACGAGACGCGGGCCGCGATCTACCAGCTCGTCGGCGGGCACGGCCCGCGCCAGCTCGCGTCGGCGGAGACCGCCGTCCGCGTGCTCGAGTGGCTGGAATGCGACCGCGAGCCCGACTGGGTCCACGCGATCCCCGACGGCCGGACGCTGCGGATGCGGTGGTCCGAGGGCGACCGCAAGGTGATCCTCACGATCGTCGCGGGCAAGCTCGACAACGTCCGCCGGCTGCGGGGCGACACCTTCGGCCCGCTGACGAAGCTCCGCACGCAGCCCCTGGACATCCTCCGTACCCTCGTCCTGGAGCTCGGCCGATGAACCCGGACAGCCAGAGCGCCCGGCCGGGGGAGTTGTGCGGGAAGATCCCGTACCCTACGAAGGCCGCTGCGATCGACGTGCGACGACGGCTCCGGCATCGCCACGCGGCGATCGACGGCGGGCTGCTGGAGACGTACTACTGCCATGCCTGCGTCGCGTGGCACCTCGGCCGCCGGTTCACCGAGCGGGCGATCAAGAAGGGCCGGACCCGCGAACGCGGCCGGCACTGGGTGGCGGAGGCGTTCGAATTCAACGAGGCATCCTGAGGGACGACACATGGACCGCCCGACGTGCGAGACGTGCGCTTACTTCCAAGCGTACGTCGATGGGGGAGAAGGCGAGTGCCGGCGGCATGCTCCACGCTCGCTCAATGAGGTCGACAACCGCGACGACCACGCGGTCATCCATCTCCCGCACTGGTGTGGCGAGCACCCCGATTTCCCCGCTTACCTCGCTTCGCTGAAGCAACCCGCCGGCTTCCCGGACCCCGACACCATCGACTCCGAGACCGCGTGAGGACGCGATGACCATCAAGCAAGCCGCCGCGATCCTGGGGCTGTCCGACCGCAAGGTCTACGACCTGTGCCAGCAGCGGCGGATCACCCACTACCGATTCGGCAACCGCATCACCCTCGACCTGGCCGACGTCGAGGCGTTCCGCGACGCGGCTCGGGTCGAGGCGGCTTCGCCGTCCCCGCGTCGGGCTCCGGGCCGGACGAAGGCGTTCGTGAACCGGCACTATCCCGACTGACCGCGTCGAGGGCCGCCGTCATCGCGGCGGCCGACTCGCGGACCTCGTCCGGCGAGTGGTCGTAGATCCGGTCGATCACTTCCGTCGAGGCGTAGCCGAGCAACGCGGCCACGACGGGCCGCGGCAACACCCGCGTCGCATCCGTCACGAAGCGGTGGCGGATCCCGTGGGCGGTCAGCGAGGCCGGGAGTTCCAGCCGCTGTCGCCAGTGGACGAACTCGTGAGCGGCCGAGGACGTGCTCCAGGCGTTTCCCCGTGTGGTCCTCAGCAGCGTCCCGTCGGGGTAGCGGTCGGCCAGGTCACGGAGCAGCTCCAGGACACGCGGCGTGAGCGGGACCACCTTATCCCCGGTGGCCCGGTCCGTCTTGTGAGAGTCGAGCACCGCGATCCGCTCGGACCACCGGACGTGCCGGGACTCGAGCGAGGCCGCATCTCCGAGCCGGCATCCGGTGTCGGCCAGCACGCGGACGAGTTGCCCGAATGCCGTGCCCTCCGTTGCCTCGAGCAGCTTGTCGACGTCGGTCCGCGAGGGGATCGCCCGGCGTCGTTCGGGTGGGGGCTTCGGCGTGCGGACGACGGGATCGGACTCCAGCAACCCCATCCGGGCGCCCCACGCGAACGCGGCCTTGACCGCGGCGATCGAGTTCCGGCGGTAGTTGCGCGACGTGCCGAGCGTGATGGCCCACGCCTCGATGCGATGAACGTCCGCGACCGCTTGCGCGAGGTCGGCGAAGTCCTGGCCTTGGAAATAGTCATGCGGGCTCACGCTGTTGTCGTCGGCCTGGTATAGATCCCACAGATTCACGATCTTGGCGGCGGCCCCAACGAGACGCCCGACCGGACCACCGGACGGAGACAGCGGGGCCATCCCATGCCGCTCTCGAATGCGATTTCGAACGGCCTCCATCGACTGCCACAAGTCGCGCCAGTCTTCCACCGTCCAGGCGTTCGTGTCGGGCATCCGGACTCGCTTGCTCATATCGTCGTCTCCTGTTGCGTGGTCAACCCCATCTCCCACTCCCACGCCCGGTCCTCGCCGTCGCCCCGCACGACGGCCACGGAGGCGAGCGTGGGGCAGTAGCGGACGGCCCAGTCGGGGAGCGTGTCGGCGGGGGACTGGGCCCACCCCCATTCACGCATGTATTTCGCATCGACATTTTGTCTTCCCGGTAGATACATGAACCGGGCGTGAACGCCTCCGTCGTCGAAACACACCCGACCATCGCCGTCACGTCGCCAGTGATCCTCCCGCACGGCCAGCACGTCGCCGGGGCGGCCGTGGGGGCAGGCGAGTTTGCCGTGGTTGTATCCACATTTCTGATAACTGCCATCCGGAGAGTAAGTGGCATGCTCTTCGATTTGGCACCACTCCCCATCGTCAGTTTGCCGGACAACGCAGCGTGCGCGAGGCTGCGGCTCCATCCTGCGTCGCACGGTCACGCGCCCGGTGCTGGCCAGCGTGCGGACCTCGGCGGCGGTGAGGGTGATGGATCGTGGGGGGCTCATGACTTGGACTCCAGGCATTCGAGCAGTTTGGCGAAGTGGCTTGCCGCCTTACGGATGTCCTCGTCCCCGCCCTTGCCGTGCTCGCGGGCCAGGTACGCAACGATGACGCCCTTGTGGTAGCCGCGTAGCTCCTCCGGCGTGAGCCACGCCTCCAGCGCGTCCCACGGCTGCACGGCGAGCCGCGTGTAGTGGTCGCCGCCCACCTGGGCGGACTCGGGGGCGGTTGGGGACAAAAGGAACGCCTTGTTGATCATGTGGCCCACGTCGGGCCAGTCGACCACATAGGATTCTGTCCCGTCCAAATTGTCGGATCGGCAAACGATCGTGCCGACGGTGGCCCTGTCGTGGTCGTGCCGCACCCGATCCCCCGGCTTGAACCTGTCGCCGCTGCTGCTGTCGCTCACGCCCCCACCCCCTTTCGCTTGCCGTGCAGGCTGATCCCCGCCGCCAGCCCACCCGCGAACGTGCCGGCCAGGATCAGCGCCGCCGACGCCACGTCGCCCACCGTCCACGCCTGATGCCGCACGGCGGGCGGCGGTGCGGACGGCGGCCCGCCCAAATCGTCCACGCTGGCGACGGCCGTGGAGGGCAGCTCGCCGGCAGGTGACACGCCCGAAGCCGCGAGGGCCTGGGCGATGGAGAACAGGATGTATGCTGTGATGTCCATCAGACTCGCTCCCCCAGGATCGCGTCGATCGCGTTGAGGACCTCGGCCGTCAGTCCGACGTCGTCCGGCAGCACCCGCACCACGGCGAGCACCGCCTCGTGCAGCTCGATCGCTCGGGCCTTCCAGCCCGACGTCGCGGCCGGCTCTGTCGCGGCCTCTGGTGCGGCCTTGCGTGCCGTGACCTCGCAGGCCACGGGCGTCGCCCTGTCAGCGTCACGCTCGCGGGCCCGCCGCTCGTCGGCCGTCACGCGATGCTTCGTGGCGTGAGCCTCGATCGACCTCGCGGCGGGACTGTCGGGCGGGGGCGTCGAACTATCCGGGATCTCCGGATGGCTGGAAGGCTCGGGCTCCGACGCGGCAGGCTTCGCGGTCGGCGGTTCGATCGGCTTCGGAGCTCTCGGCTTCCGGGGTGCAAACGTCGCGTCCCAGTCCTCGAGCCAGAGCCCGGCCTCCTGGAGTTTCTTCACCTGCTGGCCCACGGCCTGTGCCGTGATGTTGAGCCTGTCGGCGACTTCCGCCTGGCGGACTGCTCGACAGCCGCCGGGCGCCAACGCCTGGAAGGTATCGTAGACCCGCCGTGCCGCACCGCGCAGTGAGTCGGGTCCGGTCGTCGGCTTCGCCGCGGATGTCGGCGGCGGATCCGCCTTCGGCTTCCGGGGCGGCGGTTTGAACTCCGTCGCGAACGCCGGGGCCGGCTTCGCCTTGCTCGTCGTCGTCAGCATGCCTCTCTCCCTCCTGAGGACGTCCAGGATCGGTTCGGGGTCGCACACCTCGCAGCGGTCTCGCAGCCCCACGAGCGGGCGGTAGCACTTCGGGCAGCTCCGTGGGCGGTCGCGGTCGCGGTCGCGGTCGTCGCCCGGCGTCGCCGGTGCGGCCTGCTGCGGACGCGGACGACCCGGCAGGTCCGTCCAGCCGCCGTCCCAGCCCGCAAGCCAGTCGCCATTCGCCCGCGCCCGCTCGCGCACCTGCTTCACCGCCATCGCACCCACACCCGCGGCCTCGCGGATCTCCAACACCGTCAGCCGCCGCGAGCCCTGCGGATCCAGCCGCCGCGCCGCGGCCAGCACGCGGTCGTACGGGTCGCCGATCAGCACCGGATCCGTCTCCGCCGCCGCGATCACCGCGTCCGCCTCGTCGGGGGACAGCGTCGGCGTCGCGTCGCCGGCCAGCATCCGCCGCGTCTTCTCGGCCCGAAGGGCCTTCGCGCGGAGTTCGGCCTCGTCCTCGGTCACGGCGGACTCGGCGAAACAGCCCGCGTAGTAGCTCACGGCAGCACCTCCCGGAGCACGCACTCGGGCAGCCCCTGGTGCGGGGCGAGCCGGAGGAACCGCTTCGCCATGTAGACCAGCCAGCGACGCCGCTCGAAGTCCGCGACCTCGCCCGCGTCCGGCTCCGGCGGCTCCAGCTCCGCGTCGCCCTCGATCAGCCCGCACGCCGTGAGGGTCGCCAGCGCCCGGCGCACGCTCTGGTCCGAGCAGCCCGCCTCGAGTGCCAGCGTCCAGATGTCCCGCTCGCCGGCCTTCCACAGGCGCAACACCGCCCGCTCCGCCGGCCAGAGGTCGCTGAAGTCGATGGTCCGGACGCTGGATCGCCCCGCCATGTCGTCGTCTCTCCAGAGGATGGGTGATGCACTGCGAAGCTACCACCGGCCCCGCCCGCAGTCCATAGGAATCTAGATGAAGGGGCGGCGGCAGGAACGTCGAGGGGGGCGGGATCGGCACACGACGTGGACCTACCGCGCGCACGGACGCGGGGTTTCGCATCGTCGGATCTCGATCCTGCTTGCTGACAGGGGGTGTCAGTAAACCCGGTTTTTGCCCGGCGTAGGGTGTCAGAGGGTGTCAGAACGACCGGCGTGCAATTCTGGAATGAAACGCCATTGTAGAAGTTAGAGTCGCGTGCGTGCACACAATTAGCGCAATGCGAATCGTGTATTCTGACGGCTTCTGACGGGCCACTGACGGGTGGATCCGGGTGGGGTGTCAGATAGCAAACCCTTTCATGACATGGACTTGGGTAGGAAAACAGGCTCTTTCTGACCCTTCTGACGGTACCTAAAAAAAGTAGAGCCGTCAGACAGAAAAAAAGGTGAAAAGAGGGCTGAAAACACGCCCGGGGGTACACAGATACGCGCGGGCGTCAGAATCGCCGTTCCTAAGGAATTAAAACCAGGGTTTTCGGCGAGGTCGCCGCGCGCAGAAACGAATTCCTTCGGCGATCGATCCTCCGCCGCTTCCCCGCGTCTCGGGGCGAGGACCAGGTCGACGTCGGGCCGGGCGGGGTGCCGGAGGGGGCTTGAATCTGCAAATCCAGCCAACTGGCGTGGAACGCCGGGCGGCATCTGGTAGGATCCGTGTGTGACGTGGTCACACTCCGGAAAATCGTCCGCCCCCGAGAAACGCGGATCGTGGGCCGTGCGGCGAGTGTGACCTCGACACGCGAACGTCCCGAGAGGGTGGACGCGGGGAGTGTTCCCGTGCTGTTCGTGACGCCGGATCGGGAGACCGTGGGTATCGCCAGCCGGACCAACCGGCCGCTCCTCGCTCGCGTCGACACCGAGACCGCTCTCCGCCGCCGCAACGAGCTCTGGCTCCGGCTGGTGGAGTCGGGCGAGTGGTCGATCGTCGAGCTGGCGGCGGCCCACGGGATGGCCTACCACTCGGTCCACCGGGTGCTGAGATCCGCGAGGCAGGTGCGGGAGACGCTCCGCGATGGCCTCGCCGAGCTTCGAGCTTGAGCCGGTCCTGGTGCTGTTCGGGTGCCTCCCGTTCACGCCCTGGCACGACATGCCGCCCGACGCGCGGGGCAACGACCCGCCGTTCCACGTCCCGGAGAGCCACCATGAGACGCTGAAACCCAAGCCGCTCCCCTGGCCGCCCGAACGCTGCCCGGTCTGCAAGGGCCGCACGAAGCCCCGCGTGCACTGTGCGTGGTGCTCGCTGAGCGAGCGGGCCCGGAGGCAGATCTCCCGCATCAGGGCCAATCGCGAGGCCTACGAGCAGGCCCTGGCACGGGCGCAGGGCTACACCGACGAGAAGCAGGGCGTCGACCGCAAGACACGCCAACCGAAGCGGACCCTGACCGAGCTCGAGCGTCGGCACGTCGCCCGGATGGTTGGGCCGAACGGCGAGCCGGTCGGGCTGCGATGGCTGACGGCGATCGGGCAGCTCCCGGACTGGAGCCTGACGCTCGACCGCCGCGGCCGCCCGGTGCAGCTCGGCGACGAGGCGGACGACCTGGCCGAGTCCCAGCAGGCCCGCCGGCTCGACCAGCGGACCTGAGACCGAACGAATCACCGCCTTACACGGCTCGTTGCCGTGCGGCCCGGCCCCACGATCGGGCGAGAGTACATCCTGCTTTCCAACCTCGATCGGTGTCCTGTACGCACAGGGGCTCGGGCGACTTCACGCAGAGAGCAGCCGTCGCCGGTTCGTCGTCCCGGTGACGTCCGCCGGCCCGGCCATCCGTGCCCACACCCCACGGCTCTGGCCGGCCCAAGAATCACAAGAGCGGGCAAGGAAGCGGGATCGGGGAGCGCCCGGGCCATCGTGACGGGGGGCCCGGGTTTTCAACACATAGCGGGAAGGTTCGGAACCCGCCGAGTCTCATAAACTCGGATATCCTGGTTCGACTCCAGGTCCCGCTACTTCCTTTCGAGGGCCGTCGATGCGTCGTGCGGTGCTGGTGATCCTCCTAGCCGTGCTCCTGCCGTCGCCGTTGCGCGGCCAGGTGATGCTCTCGCCGGCCCGCGAGGGCCTGGCCGAGATCCGTGCCGACTTCGCGACGCTGACCGTCCCCGCCGGCCCGATCACGATCACCCCGCCCGCCGCCGCGACGGTCCGCAGCGAGCCCGGCCGCGTCGTGATCGAGTGGGCCATCGGGCCTGGACCTGTCCCGCCTCCCGTGCCTCCGACGCCCACGCCGAACCCGCCGCAACCGGACCCGCCGAAGCCGACGCCCACACCGCAGGTCGAGGGGCGATTGCTGGTCAAGGTGCAGGTCGACTACCCGAACTTCGGGAGCTACCCGCAAGGCGTCTGGCGGCTCCGCACGAGCCCCACGATCCGCAAGGCGATGGCCGACCTCGACGCCGCGTACCTGTTCGACGAGGCCCGGCCCGAGTACGCGATCAACCGAGCCGGGCTGTTCGTGTTCGACCAGAGCAACCGGCTGATCCTCGACGCCCCGCTCCCGAAGGACGAGGCCGAGCTGCTGGCGAAGATCAAGGCGCTGAGGGGCAAGCCGTGAGCGTCTTCACGACCACGATTGCCTCGGGCGAGCGACACGATGCGATCGTCGCGGGCGGCGCGCTCCGGCTTCTTGCCTCGATCCCCGGCCCGAAGGTCTACCGGGCGCCGAGCTTCCCCTACCCGAAGATCGCGCGATCGGACTGGCCGCGGCTGGCGTTCCGTCGTCGCTCGCAGGCCGTGCCGATCATGGACCAGGGCAGTCACGGGAGCTGCGTCAACCACGGCTTCGCCGCCGGGCTGATGCTCACCCGCGACTTCATGGGCCAGACGTTCTACCCGCTGTCCGGCACCTACGCCTACTGCTCGATCAAGATCGGCGCGGACGGCGGGAGCATCCCCGAGGACATGGCCCGCTGGCTGGTCGAGCACGGGCTCTGCCTGGCGAGTGAGTGCCCATCGACGAACATCGACGCCCGTCGTGTCGCCCCGTCCGCACCGGCCACCGCCCGACGCTTCCGCGTGCCGGACGACGCGCTCTTCGAGTGCGGCAACTGGGATGAAATCGTGACGGCGGTGCTGATGGGCTTCGTGCTCGCCGGCACCGTCCGCGTGGTCAATGGCTGGGACAACCTGTCGCCCCCGTTCGTGCCGCCCGCCGGCCGCGGGCCGGGCAACCATGTGACCTGCATGGGCGAGGGCGTCATCGATCTGGGCGGCGGGAAGGTCGGGATCGACTGCCGCAACTCGTGGTCCTCGGAGTGGGGCGACGACGGCTACTACACGCTGACCGAGGCCCACGTCGCCTACCAGTCCGACGCGAGCTTCTACGCCTTCCGCAGTGCGATCGTCGACCCGAACGACCCGCAGTATGCCCCGTGGGGTGGACCGTGACCTATCTCGACGTGACGCCGGGCGGCTTCGGCGGCTCGGCCGTGCTGAGCGACAACGAGACCGGGCGCAAGTACGTCCTCAGCCGCGACAACGCCGTGGCGCTCGCCTGGCGACTGCTGGCGGTCGCGGTCTTGCCGAATCGCGTGGTGGCCAACGGCACGCAGCCCCAGCCGGCGCCGGTCCCGCCGCCGCCGATCCCGTTCACGCCCGGCCCGGCCGGAAACATCGACCCCGCCTTCGCCGCTCTCGAAGCGGCCCGCGCGAACAAGGAGGCCAACCGGCTGCCGGTCTCGCCTCCCGCACCGCCGGCCACGGGCGGCACGAGCACATTCGGACCATGAACCCCACGCTGGCCTACGTGCTGACCGTCGTCGTCGCGTCGATCGTGTTCGACGCGGTGATGTACTGCCGGGGTGGGTGGGAGGCGACGATCAGCTATCTCGTGCTGACTCGCTCGCGGCGGTATCAGATCATCGCCCTGGCTGTGGGCATCTTGATCGGGCACCTGTTCTGGCCGCAACCGGAGCCACGCGACGACGAAGGGCAGACCAAAGGAAAGTCATGACCGAGCGACTCGCTAAGCAGATCGAGAATGCGTTCACCTACCACCCTCCGCACGGCTCGCAGGTCGAGCGGTACGGGCTCATCCGTGGTCAGGGCCGCACGCTGGCCGACACGCTCGCGAAGCTCTGCCCTGAGTCGCGCGAGTTGAGCCTCGCCCTGACGAAGCTCGAAGAGGTGGTCATGTGGGCGAACGCGGCGATCGCCCGCAACGAGTCGCCCGACCCCGCGTGATGCTCGACGCTGTCGACCTCTGCTGCGTGTACGCCCTAGCGGCCCTCGCCGTGGGCGTCGTCCTCCGGACCCTGGCTCCAACCCGTGAGAGGGGGTGATCCTTGCTTCCGGCGGTGAGGTCCTGATGTTTGCACCCCGCTCGATCGTCATCACCTACGACATAGGCCCTCGCGCCGAGGGCATCATTCGCGACCTGTTCCGGAGCATCCTGGAAATGGGCAAGGCATACGACGACATCAAGGCCGACCTCGACACCCTGGCCGCCTCGCAGGCCGCCGCCGTCGCGCAGCAGGCCGAGACGCTGACCGCCGTCCAGAAGATCGTGGGCGACCTGAAGGCCCAGGTCTCCGACCTCACGGCGAAGGTGACCGCTCTCCAGCAGTCGCTGGACTCGGGTGCGCTGACGCCCGAGGAGGCCGACGCGATCAAGAGCCAGATCGCCAACCTGACGGCCCAGGCCAACTCGCTGCGAGACGGCATCCGGGCGATCGACCCGGGCGACGCCTTCACGGTCCATGACATCCCGCCGGCCTCCTGATGGGCCGCCTCGTGCTGCTGCTGACGATCCTGCTGTGGCTGGCCCTCGTGCTGGCCCCGGCCTGGCTCGACGAGGGAGTTCCCTCCGATGCCGCATCCGATCGACCTGAGCGAGTGGCCAGCCGAACGCATCAGCCGGGTTGCAAGTATTGTGCGGCACTCGCCGCACAAGAATACCGTCTACGCCAGGCAGCTCGCGGACGTGGCCGAGTCGCTGGCCGTGGAACGTGAGGCGGCCGAGATGGTGCAGCGGATCGCGATGATGGAGAGGTGCAGCCGGTCATGATCCGCTACTCTCGCGACCGCATCACGGACGGCCAGTACGACGACGAGTCGTGGGCCACGATCGACCCCGAGGTGATCGACGCGGCCCCGCGCGAGCGGCCGGTGTCCTCGGGGCAGCGCAAGAGGCTGACGGTCAAGCAGCGGCAGCATATGGTGCGGAACGCTGCGATCATGGCCGCGTATCGAGGTGGCCTGTCGCATCGCATGCTGGCCCTGGCGTTCGGCCTGCCACGTTCGAGCATCAGTGAAATCCTCGCCGGGCGGCAGACGTACTGGAGGCGCCGTGATCACAGTGACCGTGACGCCGAGCCCGCCTGACCAGCTCGTACCGTACAAGTTCGAGGTCGAGCCTGGCGCCAACTACCGGGCCTCGTACAGCGTGCCGGCCGATTCCCGGGTGACACTCGAAGTGTTCAACGGCAAGGTGACACTGGCAATCGACCCGCCCCCACCTGAATTGCCAACGCCCGCACCGCCCCCCGCGCAATGAAAAGCCCCGCCGCAGGCCGCGAACCTGCGACGGGGCACTCCAGACCGCACCCTCCAGACCGCGATCGGAGGCATGCGGCGACAATGTTTCTCGGGAATCACCGTCGAATCATGAAACTCGCCCACGCCTTCGGTGGTGTCGCCGTGATCGCCGGACTGGCGACGATCGGGCTGGCCCAGCCGCCCGCCGTCGTCGTCCCGGAGCCGGCGACCGTCCAGGCACCGCAGCTCAACCCGGGCGAGTGGTACGTCAAGCTCGCCGCGGCGACCTCGCTCCTGGGTGCCGTCGGCGCGTGGCTCACGCCGTTGATCCGCGAGGCCTTCGCGACCTACCGCTTCCGCGTGCTCGAGCAGTCGAGACTGCGGGAACTGGTCCGCTGGGCCGACTCCGCGATCCGGGCGAACCCATCCCTTCCGCCCCGGCCAGAGGTCCCCGTGGAGTGGCTCGCTGATGAGCCGAGCGTGACCGATGCCAAGCCCGTACCTCCCTCAGCCAAACCGTAGGGCGACGCCCCACTCCGGGCTCGCCGCGGTCATGCTGTGCATCAGCGTCGCCAACGTCGCCGCCGTCATCGCCACCCACTACGAGATGGGCCGCGTGATCGCGGCCAATGCCGCCAACGTCGACAAGCAGGAACGTATCCGGGCCCGGCAGTTCACCGAGGTCAGGAGCCAGATCAGCGAGGACATGGCCGACCAGTCCGCGGCCTCCGACCAGGCCGTGCAGCGGGTGATGAGCGAGTGGTTCTCGGCAGCCGGCAACCGCATGGCCGCCGTCAGCGAGCGGCGAGAGCAGGCGTTGAGGCTGATCGGTGCCAGGATCGGAGTCCCGGCCGCCGACATGGACGCGATCTTCGCTGAAGCCCTACCGCCCTACCCCACGACGATGCCCTGACCCATGGCGAAGAAGAAGCCCGCCAAGCCCACGGAATACATCCCGCACACGAAGCGGGTGAAGGGCATCAAGCGCCCGTGGGAGGACGTCTTCCTCGAGCACCTCGCGTTCACCTACAACGTCGTCGCGAGTTGCAAGAAGGCCGGGGTGAGCAGGTCGGCCGCCTACCGCAAGCGGTGGGAGAACGAGCGATTCGCGAGGGAGTGGGACGAGGCCCTCGAGGTCGGCGCCGTCACGCTGGAGGCGGAAGCGATCCGCCGAAGCGTCGAGGGCGTGCTGGAGCCGGTCTTCTACCAGGGTGAGGTCGTCGGGCACATCCGGAAGTACTCCGACCAGGTGCTGATGTTCTTGCTGAGGGGCGCGATGCCCGAGAAGTACCGCGAGCGTCACGAGCTGTCCGGCCGCGTCGACGGCAACCTGACGATCAGCACGGTGGCGGCACTCGACGCGATCTACGGCGACAAGAGCGATGCCGAGAGTGCCGAGACCGCGGAGCCCGCGAGTCCTCCAGAGCAGCCCGACACCGGCGACGGCGAATCCGACGGGGCCTGAGTATCGCTACGTCCGCGCGGCCCGCGACGCCGGTTGCCCACGCGACCAGGTCGAGAACTTCCTCCGCGCGGGCATCGTCCTCCAGCCGCAGCAGCTCCGCTTCGCCTCGGCCTGCCGGCTCTGCGACCACCCCGACGGTCCCACGCTGATCGGCATGGGCGGGGCCCGCATGGGCGGCAAGTCCCACGGGATGCTCGCCCAACTCGGCGCCGACGACTGCATCCGGCACCCGGGGCTGAAGGCCCTGCTGCTCCGCAAGGTCGGCGGGTCGGCGAAGGAGAGCTTCGAGGCCCTGCTCCCGAAGACGATCGGCCGGCTCGGAGCCTACATCCCGAGCCAGTCGCTGTTCCGGTTCCCGAACGGTTCCTGGATCAAGCTCGGACACTTCCAGTCCGAGTCGGACATCGACAAGTATCTCGGCCTGGAGTACGACGTCGTCGCGGTCGAGGAGGCGACGACCCTCAGCAGCAGCAAGAACGACGCGATCCGGTCCTGCTGCCGGTCCCCGGTGGGATCGGGCTGGCGGGCGCGGGCGTACTACAGCACGAACCCCGGCGGCATCGGGCACGCCTGGTTCAAGGCCGAATTCATCGCCCCGCTGAGGTCCGGACGCGAGACCGAGACGCGGTTCGTCCCCGCGACGATCGACGACAACGCCTTCGCACCGGGCGAGTATCGCAAGTTCCTGGACGGCCTCACCGGATGGCTGAAGCGGGCCTGGCGGCACGGCGACTGGGACATCGCGGCCGGACAGTACTTCACGACCTTCCGCCGCGACGTCCATGTCAGCCCGCGTCCGATCGAGATCGCCCCGCACTGGCGGGTCTGGATGGGATTCGACTACGGGTTCACGCACTACACGTCCGCCTACCTGATCGGCCAGGACGACGACGGCACGGTCCACGTCGCATCCGAGCACGGCGAGCGGCGGTGGCTGCCCGAGCGGCACGCGGCCGCGTTCGCGGGGATGCTCGGCAGGCAGGGCGTCGGCCGGAACCGGCTGGAGATCGTCGCGGCCGGGCACGACGTCTTCAGCCCGAAGCACATGGGCAAGACCATCGCGGACGACTACGCCTCGCTCGGCTGGGATCTGTCGCGGGCGAACGTCGACCGGGTCAACGGCGCGGCCGAGGTGCTGAGGCGGCTGGGCGACCCCGACGGCGGCATCCCGCCCACGATCCTGATCTCGCCGACGTGCGAGCGGCTGATCGAGTGCCTGCCGTCGCTCGAGCACGACCCGCACCGGCCGGAGGACGTCCTCAAGGTCGACTGCGACGCCGAGGGACGCGGCGGGGACGACTGGTACGACGCCTTCCGGTACGGGCTGATGCACGCGGCGGGAGGCCCCCCGCTGGCCGTCGCTGCGGGCTCCATCGACATGCGGTTCCGGGGCTGAGACCGAGGCTCAACGAGTGTCGAACTTCTTCTCGTCGATCGGGCGGGCGGTGGCGAGCGGATGGGCGACCTTCCGCAAGAGCTACCTCGCGACCGAGCCCGACTACACCGCGGCCCTCTACGGAGACCGCTACGGCGACCGCATCCCGCGGCTCGTGCGCTACGCCGTGTTCTGGGCGGCGTACGAGAACAGCCTCTACGACGGCCAGGTCCCGACCTCGACCGACAGCTCGACGACGGTCTACGGCGACGCGATGGTCCACGCCTGGGCCGGCGCGTTCAAGCAGGCGATGGGGCTCTATCGCTACACGCGGGGCATCCTGAACCCCGTGAATCGGCTGGTGGAGTTCCACGCGACCCACGTCCTCGGCGGCGAGCTCGACGACGCGGCCGGCGACGGGGTCGAGATCAAGTCCGCCCTGCCGATCCTCGAGGCGACCGACGCGCACCGCGCCGCGATCGCCCGGCTGTGGCGGGACAGCAACTGGTCGATCGAGAAGGACACCCTCGTCCGCCAGGGGGCCGCGAAGGGCGACGCCTTCCTCGCCGTGTGCGACGCCTGGGAGGACGGCCGAGTCTACCTCGAGGTGATCCCGCCGCAGGAGATCAGCCTGCTCTCGAAGGACTGCTTCGGGCACGTCAAGGGCTACGTCCGCGAGCGATACCGCGACGACCCCGACTCGCCCCCGCGCACGATCCTCGACCTCGACACGCCGATCCCCCAGGTGCTCTACAGCGAGACCGCCGAGCGTGACGGCGACATGGTGCTCTACCGCACCTACCGCGACCGGGCCCCCTACGCCTGGGACGACCGTCCGCAGGAATGGGCCGTGCCCTACGGGTTCGTGCCGCTCTGGCACATCCAGCACATCCCCTCCGGCAACGGCTGGGGACGCCCCGAAGCCTTCAGCGGGCTGGTCAAGTTCTGCGAGGGCGACGAGCAGGCCAGCAAGCTCCACGACGCCGTCCGCAAGGCCGTCGAGACGACGTGGCTGCTCTCCGGCGTCCGCCAGCAGGAGTTGAGCCAGGCCCTCGCGCAGGCCGCCCCGACGGCGGGCAAGACGCAGCCGGGCCGGAACGAGTCGCTGACCATCTGTGCCCAGGATCCGCAGGCGAAGGCCTCGCCGATGTTGCCGGACCTCAACGTCGCCGACGTGACGATGAACCTCCGGTTCGTGGTCGAGCAGACGCTCCAGGACTATCCCGAGCTGCGATACGAGCTCATCCGGGCATCCGGAGACGCGAACGCGAAGGCCCTCGCCGAGGCCCGCAAGCCGGCCGAGGCGAAGGTCCGGGCCCGCCGCGTGGCTTACGACCAGGCCGTCCTCCGGGCGACGCAGGCCGCACTCGCGATCGGCGGCTGGCGGTATCAGCAGACCCGCGACCCGCGGCTCGCCGACTACGCCGGCTTCAGCCTCGACAGCTATGCCCGCGGCCAGCTCGCCTTCCGCATCGGCCCGCGTCCGGTCTTCGAGGCCACGCCCGCCGACCGCATCGAGGACGAGACCGCGCGGGCGAATCTCGTGAAGGCCCTGATCGACGCGGGCGTGCCGCTGCCGATGGCCCTGGCGCGTGCCGAGTGGGACGAGGACTCGATCGAGGAGATCGAGGATCACCTCGACGAGCTCGCCCGGGAGGAATCCGAGCGGCTCGCGGCCCTCGCGACCGCGACGCCTCCCGCGAACCCGCAGCAGCAACAGCAGCAGCAACCGAACATGGCCATGCCGCCCGACGCCGGCATGCCGATGGACGGCGAGATGACGAACGACGGCGAGGCCGGAGCATGAGCGAAAGCGTCGAGACCGGCGATGACTTCGGTCCGGCCCCACACAACCCGGAACGCGACCGCGAGATCATCACGCGGCATCTCGCCCAACTTCGAGAGCACTTCGACGCCGTCGAGATCCTCGCCGTACGGCACCTGTCCGATGATGACGGCACGGCGGGGATGCACTTCGGCACCGGCAACTGGTACGCCCGCATCGCGATCGTCGAGGAGACCCTCGGGGCGATGCGAGGCCAGTTCGCGACCGGCAGACGGCCGAAAGATGAGGGCAACGACGATGGCCAAGGGCAAGGGTAGCAAGGGCGGTTCCAGGGGCGGCGGCAAGGGCAAGGGCGGCAAGTGCTGACCCATGCCGGACGTCCTGGCCCCCGACGACTCCGCGGTGGAGCGCCGGGAGGCGAACCGCCGCCTGCGGCGCGTGGCCGCCGCGGCGGGGTTGTGGGCACTCCTGGCGGCCGGCCGTCTCGACCCGCGACGGCGGCGCCGGCTGGCGTTGCTGAGGCTCCATGAGTCCGTCGCGGCGGCGCAGGCTCTGGGCCGTGCTCTGGCGACCGGTCGTCTCGATCCGGCCGCGTGGTATCTCCACTTCGCCGTGTGGCTGCTGGCCGAGCATCGCATGCTCACGCTGGCGATCCTGGGGCAGCCCGGCACGACGCGGGCCGAGCCGCTGGTCCTGACCGACCCGCAGGAGTCCGATCTCGAGCGAGGCTCGCGACTCCAGCTCGGCTACCTGGACCGCTTCCGCTCGCAGGTCGAGTCCGGCGTCACCCCGCTCGACGGCCGCATCGCCGTGCGGTCCGGGCTCTACGCCCGGGCCGCGTGGGGTGTGGCCTGGGGCGTCGTGCGAGCCGACGCGGGCCGCCAGGCCGCCGGAATCGTCGACCCGCTGCACCCGTTCCCCCACGCCAACCCCGGGCTGCGATCGACCCCGTACGCGAGGTCCGGGAGCGACCGCGGGAATCTGCTCGAGCGTCGCGTGCTGGGCGACGCGCACCACTGCGGCGACTGCCCCGAGCTCGCCGACCGAGGCTGGCAGCCTTATGGCACGCTGCCGCCGATCGGGGCGACGAAGTGCGGGCCGTTCTGCGTCTGCCACTTCGAGTATCGGAGCCTCGGCGGCAAGGCATCGGGCACGAACCCGCGACCGCGTCAGCCGTCCGCGACGCCGGGCCCGAAGCCCCCACGATTCGAGCTCTCCGACTACTCCCGCCAGCGAGGCGACGTCCCGATCAAGGTCGACCTCCAACGCCTGAATGCCGACGTCGCCCACGAGTTCTCCGCCGGCATGCGGCCGGGCTCGATCCCGGTCATCCGGTCCGAGATCGCGAAGTCCGGAGTCGTCCACGCCCCCCGCGTGGGTCTGACCCGCCAGGGCAGGGCCACGGTGCTCGACGGCCGGCACCGGCTCCAGATCCTGATCGACATGGGACTGCGACGCATCACCGTGGCCGTCGACCCCGCCGAGCTGAAAGGCATCCGGGCCCGCTACGGGGCCCGCTGACCCATAGATCGACCGACTCCAGTCCGTTTCCCATCCGTTCGAGATTCAAGGAATCCTCGATGCGAACCCGCACGATGCGTCTGCTGCTCGAGCCCACGGGGACCGAGGGCGGCGCGACCGAGGGAGGTTCCGGCTCCGGCAACGACGAGGGCATCCTCGCGAAGCTGACCGCGAGCCTCGAATCCCTCACGAAGCGTCACGGGTCCTCCGACGCCGTTGCGATGCAACTGCTGCGCGAGAACCACGACTACCGCGAGAAGATCCGCGAGATCCGGGGCAAGGTCCCGGCGGACGGCTCGCTCGTGCTGTCGGCCGAGGACGCGAAGCACTGGCAGGCTTACCAGACGCTGGGCAAGCCGGCCGACCTCTCATCCGCGCTGAGCGAGCGCGGGCAGTACAAGGCCGAGCTCGACGGGCTGCGCAGGGCGCGGCTGATCGACGAGGCCGCGACGATCGCCGGCTTCAAGCCCACGGTCCTGGCCACGCTGGTCAAGGCCGACGGGATCGAGTTGACGATCGGCACACCGGACGACAGGGGCGTCCGCACGGTCACCGTCAAGGACGGGGACAAGAACGTTCCGCTGGCCGAGTTCGCCTTGAGCCGGTGGAAGGACCATCTCCCCGCCCTGAGGGCTGCGCCGCAGTCCCCGGGCACACCCGGTCGAGACACCCCGACGCCGATTCCGGGTCACTCCGGAATGGCCGCAGGCCAGGCACGCGAGACCGTGCTCGGTCGGCAGGGCTACCCTCGGCTCTGACGGAAGACTCTTGAATGGCAAACCTGACGAAAAGCACGTCGCCAGTCCCGAGCTTGGCGGCGTTCCAGCCTCCCCCCTGTCATCAACTGACCTTGCCCGCGGCGACCGACCTGGCCGCGGGGGACATGGTCTACATCACCTCGGCCGGCAAGTTCGACAAGTGCGACGGCACGGCCAACGACGCGAAGGCCCAGTGGTGGGGAATGGTCGGGGTCTCCGCCAAGAGCGGCCGACCCGCGACCGCATACCACGGGGTCGAGTTCTATTACGCGGCGTCGGGCCTGACCCCGGGCGCCCGCTACTACGTCAGCGCCACGGCCGGAGCGCTGTCCGACGCCACCACCACGGGCGGCGACGTCCCGTGTGCGTTCGCCACCACGGCGACCACGATCTTCGTCATGAGTCCCCGTAAGTAAGGGAGGTCGCGATCATGGCATTCGGAACGCTGACGATTGCCGATCTCCAGGCGACCCAGCTCAACACGACGGTCGCGAAGGTCGGGCTCGATACTACGTTCGAGGCTGTCACCAACACGCTGGCGGCCCACAATCGGATCATGGAAGAGATGATGGCGGATCTCGTCGACCGGACGACGGACCGCCTCCGGCGATACGGTGGTCCCGCCACGGTCGTCATGGAAGATGGCGACGAACTGACGGTTCCTCGCCCGCAGAAGATCACCGCCGGCAGCAACGTCGGGTTCCCACTGAACAATGCCATCGTGGGATTGCAGTGGACCGAGATGTACTTCCGGAAGAAGACCATCGCCGAGTTCGCCGGCGATGTCGAAGCCATGATGGACGCGGACAGGTACCGCGTCATCATGGACATCAAGAAGGCGATCTTCTTGTCGTCGAACGTCACCATCAACGATGCGTTCACGGACAAGATCGACATCGACGTCAAGCGGCTCGTGAACGCCGACAGTGCGCCGATTCCGGCGGGCCCCAACGGCGAGACGTTCACCGCGTCGAGCCACACGCACTACCTGGCGCGGGCCGGCGGCTCGCTCGCCTCGACCGACCTCGACGGCCTGATCGACACCGTGCGCGAGCACTACTCGACGGGCGAGGTGAGGGTCTACATCAACCAGGCGCAGGAGTCGGCGGTCACAGGCTTCACCGGCTTCACGAAGTACGTGGACGCCCGGATCGTCGCCAACGTCAGCGCGGACCATGCTCGCGGCGGCCTCCTCGATCCGGTGAACATGTACAACCGGGCCCTCGGCATCTACCGAGGTGCGGAGGTCTGGACGAAGCCGTGGGTTCCCGCGAACTATCTGTTCTGCTGGAACCGCACGGCGCCAAAGCCGCTGTGCTACCGGTACGACTCCGACTACGGCGACGGGCTCCAGCTCGTCTACGACAACCCGTCGTATCCGCTGCTCTCCAGGGCGTACCGGCGAATCTTCGGGCTGGGCGTCTGGAACCGTATCAACGGCGCCGTGCTCTACGGCGGCAACACCTCCTACGCCGACCCGACCATCACTTGATCGTCGGGCGGAGAGGCACCATGAAGCGACGGTCCGGGGCAAGTCGCCCCGGACCCAAGCAATTCCACCGAACACCCCAGGATCAGCAATGGCAGACGAGAACAACGAGAAGAAGCCTCAAGTGCGCAGCGTTCCTCTGAAGCGCGATCGCTACGACGAGGCGGAGCGTCCGGGCGGCGCCTACATCAAGGGCGACGTCGTCGTGGACGCCAAGGGTGAGCCTATCCCGGGCCTGATCGTCGGGCCGGACGGCACCATCCATCAGGTACGGGGCTGAGATCACATCATGGCCGGCTTCGCGGGCCTCTGGGCGACCGACGAGACCATCCTCGCCGAGTGTGCGGGCGACTACGCCATCCTCGTCCCGCGTCACCAGCGGCTGGCGCAGGGCACGGACGGCGCGATCGCGGCCGGCTCGTGGGTGCTCACGGCCGCGAGCGTCCCGGACTGGGGCGCGATCGGGCTGGGCGCCGGCAACGTCGCCACCGTCGCGGTCGGCACGAAGACGCAGGACATGTTCGTCGTCGCGTCCGCCTCCGGGGCGTCCCTGACGCTCCGCCGCGTGGGATGCGACGCGGGCGTGGGCATGCCTCCGGGCGGTTCATCCGGCTTGACCGGGCTGGGCTTCGAGGTCCCGACGTGCCTACCGCAGATCCGCGAGAACCAGCGTCGTCTCATGCTCCGCTACGCCGTCGCGGCCGACGTCGTGACGGCGTCCGACTTCGTCGAGGCCCTCGTGCTCGGCGTGCTCATCGACCTCTACGGGGCGTTGTTCCGGGCCGGTGCCTCGCCGCTGGGCGGGTCGAGCGGCCAGGACGACAACTTCGCGGCGAAGCTCCGGGCCTACAAGGCGGAGCTCGCCGACGCCCTGGACGTGCTCGACGGAACGTACCGCGTCAGCTTCGGGGTCGGGACGCTCCCGGCCCTGGGGTTGCTCGAGGACCCGAAGAACTTCGCGAGCTGACCCGCCCGTGGCGACTCAGTACCACGTCTACAGCAACGACCACGCCGGCGGCCCGGTCGACTACACGACGCCCGTGGCGACCGTCGCGGGGCTGACGTGGACCTCGGGCGCACTCTCGGCCGGCAGCGACAGCCTCTACGCCGTGCGGGCGTTCGACACGGTGAGCGGGCTGGAGGAGTCCAACGTGGACGCACTCGCGCGGCTGATCATCGACGCCTCCCGCGTCGACATCACCGCCCGGCCCGGCACGCCGAAGGACCTCACCGCGACACCCACGGCCGGCGGCACCTGCCGCGTCGCCTGGAGCTACTCGCCGATCGCCGGCGGCAACCCTCCGGCCTCGTTCAAGGTCTGGAAGACGCTCGGCACCTCGGTCAACTATGCCGCGTCACCCGCGGCGACGGTGCCCTACTCGGCCGGGCAGATCCTGTTCCACGCCGACCTCAGCGGACTGGCCGACGGCAGCCAGTACGCCATCGGAGTCCGGGCCGTCAACGCCCTGGCCGACGACGGCAACACCGTGCAGGTCCTCGTGACCGGCGACGCGACCGGCCCGGCCGCGGTGGACGGGCTCGCGGCCGCTCTCGCATGAAAGGCGATTGATCCATGAGTTTCGCGAACTACCTCGAGGACAAGGTGCTCGATCACGTCTTCGGCGGCTCCGCGTTCACGCAGCCGTCCGCGTGGTACGCCAAGCTCCACACGGGCGACCCCGGCGAGGCCGGCACCGCCAACGCGGCGACCGAGACGACCCGAAAGTCCATCGCCTCCTGGGCGGCGTCCAGCGGCGGCAGCAAGGCCAGCTCTGCGGCCATCTCCTGGACCAGCTACCCGGCAGCCGAGACCATCACGCACATCTCGATCTGGGACAACGTGTCGGCCGGCAACTGCCTCGGCTCGGGCGCCCTCACCGCGTCCAAGACGGTCGCGATCGGCGACACGCTGACCATCAACAGCGGCTCGATCACGATCACGCTCGACTGACCGCGTCCGAATCCATCCCACCCGCGCCGCGAACGCGAGAGGGCACCGCCGATGCCGACCGCATCCGAGATCCGCAGCGAACTCCAGGCCGACCCCGCCGGCCTCGGCTACTCGGCGCACGTCGCGGCCCGGCAGGACTCCCAGCTCGCCGCGATGCTCAACGCGAAAGCGTTTCGGGGGCCGGTGCCGATCCGCGAGCTGTCGAGCTACTGCATCCGCACCGGCGTGATCGGCGCCGTCGAGGCCGTGGCCTACGAGCCGACCAGCGAGACGATCCCGCTGGCGCTCAAGGCGCTCTGCCACACCGTGCTGACCTTGATCCGCGACGACTACCGCCTCGAAACGGTGGACGTGGACGACCCCGGCTTCGGCCCCGCGTGCGACGGGCTCGTCGCGGCCGGGCTCATGACCACACAGAACAAGGCCGACATCATGGCCCTTGCCGACGGCCGCAGCAGTCGGGCCGAAGTCCTCTGGGGCGCGGGCGTGGGCGTGTCCGTCGATCAGGTCTCCGACGCCCTCAACGGAGCGTAAAGCATGTCCGTTTCCGCTTACGGCTTGCGAACGACCGGCACCGCCCTCTCCTGGAAGGCGTCCGGCGGCGACTACGGTCTCACCCTGACGAGCGTGACGAACGGCAACGGCCGCCAGGGCGCGAAGGGCGACCTCGGCCAGTACTGGGCCGATGGCTTCTCCGTGCTGTTCTCGGCCGCCGTGGGATCGGCCGCGACGAACGGGCTCGTCCTCGAACTGTACTGGGCCGCATCCCCGAGCGCGACGGCGGGCACCGACAACCCCGGCGGCCTGTCCGGCACCGACGCGACGTTCAACACCACGCCCGACGAGTACAAGTATCAGCTCCAGTACATCGGTTCGTTGAACCTCAGCAACAACGCGGGCACGGGCGTCCAAACGCAGGTGTTCGCTCCGTTCGTGCCGTTCGCCCGCTATGGGATGCCCGTCGTCGTCAACAAGAGCGGCCAGACGCTCAGCAGCACGGCCGGCAACTTCGAGGTGCGTCTCATCCCCGTGGCGTCGGTCTCCGCAACCACCATCACGGGCTGACTTCAACCGATGCCCATGCTGGCCTCCCAGCCCGTCGAGTGGTCGCACCCGCTCAACATCGGGCTCTCGCACTGGCTGCTCGCGCACCCGCGGACCATCTCGGGCGCGTCGTGGTGGAATCTCTGCGCTCCGAACGCGGCCACCGCCAACGCAGGCTATTCGTCCGGCCTGTTCGGCGTGCAGGCCGCTCCTCGTACGAACGGGTTCTCGCGGCAGTTCATCTTCGATGGCACGAACGACGCCACCGTCGCCGGTGCCTACGCGGCGTGCCTCGGCAAATCGCGTGTCACGATGGCCGCGTGGGCTTACCTGTACGCGGCAAACTATGGATGGGTCATCGGCTTCGGAGGAAGCGGCCAGCGATTCGGCATCCAGGCCAACAACTCCAACTGGTACGCGATCACCTACACGGGGAGCGGCGAGAGCTACCAGGGCGGGTACGGGGTCTCCGGCGTCTGGACCCACGTCTGTTTCGTCTACGACGGCACGCAGGCGACGGCTGGCAACCGCATCGCGATGTACCTCAACGCGACCCGGCAGGCGTCGAGCCTCTCGGGAACCCCGCCGACGACCGTCCAGACCCCGAGCACGCTGACCTATTTCTCGCTCGGCAAGCTCGGCACCTACACGGCGTTCAACCCGTGTGCGATCGACGATTTCCGGCTCTGGCCGGGCCGGGCCTTGTCAGATACGGACGTCGGCTCGCTGTACCGCGAGTCGCTCGCGGGCAACCCGACGACGCTGCGGCGGGCTCGCGGTAAGTCGTGGCTGTACGTCGCGGCCGGAGGCGGCACGACCTACACCGCCTCGGCCTCGATCGCGGGCGTCGGTGCGGTGTCGGCCACCGCGTTGCGCGAGCAGTTCCCTGCCGCGACGATCCCCGGCACGGGCGCGGTCGCGGCCACGGCCCTGCGCGAGCAGTTCCCGGCGGCCACGGTGGCGGGCGTCGGGGCACTCTCGGCCACCGCAGACCGGACGGCCGTCGTCGTCGCCTCGATCGCCGGTGCTGGCAGCCTGTCGGCCGCGGCCGTCCGCGAGGCGGTCGTTTCGGCCACGATCGCGGCGGCCGGATCGCTCTCCGCGACGTTCGCGGGCGTCAACACGCAATACGCCGCGGCCACGATCGCGGGCGTGTCGGACGTCCAGGCGACGGCGGCTCGATCGACGTTCGCGACGGCCACGATCGGGGGCGTCGGGACGCTGTCCGCGACGCTCAACAGCGAGATCCTCTGTGCGGTCTCGATCGCGGGCACCGGAACCGTAACGGCGACGGCGATCCGCGGGCAGTTCGCGGCGGCCATCGTCTCCGCCGTCAGCTCGGTGGTCGCGACGGCCACGGCGACCGGGGACCTCGGCGGCCCCGTCCGCGACTATCACCTGCTCGCGGACGCGGTCGAACGCCTGAAGGCCACCGGGCTCTTCGACGACGTCTACCTCGCGAGCCCCGGCGAGTACGCGGGCGTCTCGACGTTCACGCAGCTCGCGTTCGTCTATCAGACCGGCTTCGCGTGGGACGACATGGGCACGACCGGCGACGAGGCGGACGTCTACCGCACGGTGGAGTACCGCGTCGCGATCATCGCCCGCGACACCGACCCGACCCGCCGCTACGCCCGGCTCGACCAGGCCGGTGCCGCCGCGTCCAACGCCCTGTCCGGCGTGCGGCTGGCCGACGCCACCATGCCGGTCGACACACGTCTGAGGCTCGGCCGCTACGTCGCGTTCCCACCGCCGCTCGCCGGCCTCGAACTCCGCGGCGAGGCCCGCCGCATCGTCGCCGGCTACGACGCCAACGACGTGACCGACGACATCGACGACCTCGATCCTTGACCTGACCGACCGACCCGCCCGGAGCCACAGCCATGCCGCTCACGCCCAGCAAGCGCCACAACCGCGTCAAGTCGGGGTCGTTCGTGCAGACGAGCCCCAGCAGCGCGACGTTCAGCCTCACCGGCCTCCAGGGCTTCAACCTGGCGCGAGGGGCCGTGGTCGAGACGCACACCGGCGACGGCCAGTACTACATCTCGCAGGGCGCCGTGATCGGTGAAGACCCGACGCTCACGCTCAACCACCGCGACATCAACACGGCCCTCGTCACCACGGGCGGCATCGGCCTCGGCGCCCGCGGGACGCTCTCGTGCGTCCACATGGATGCCGACAACGGTGCCGGTGCCGGCGGCGGCGGCTACACACTGTCTCTGACCGGGCTCATCATCGACAACACCACCGGCGGCCAGGACCGCCGCATCTCCGACGCGACGATCACCCTGCGCGGGATCTCGTCGGACGGCACGACCAGCCCGCTCACCTTCACCGCCCTGTGATCCATCCCCCGGAGACGACCGATCCCATGGCCCATCCCGATCGCAAGCCGGACGCCGTGATCTTCTCGGGCGGCTTGACCGTCCCGCTCGGCCGCGACGGTTCGGCGACGGACGCCTTCGCCGCGAAGCTCCAGGCCGCGAACCCGAACGGTCGGTTCGGCCCCGTGCTCGGCTGCGACCGCGTCACGGTCTACGACGGAGCCTCTCCGCTCCGCGCCAACTTCGCCCACGCCGAAGACCAGCCCTGGCAGCCGGTGTTCTTCCCGGACAGTTCGCCCCACGCGGGCAAGAGCCGTCACGAGTGGTACGTCGCCACCGAGCAGCCGGACGGGACGTGGGCGATCGAGGACACGCCGCTGCGGTCCCCCGAGGACCACGACGGCCGGACCCTGTTCGGCTGGCTCCGGCCGGAGGCCACGGCTTGAACCGCATCGACGAGAAGTCTCGCCGGCGGCCCGACTTCCTGCCCGATTCGCTGGGGCTCACCCTGGCGGACGGGCAGGAGTGGTACGTGCCGCGGCCCCGCGTGGCGTTCGTCTACGCGGACACCGAGCTCGGCTTCGACCGGGTCACCGAGACCGGCGACGCGGAGTTCGACCACACGCTCCAGGATCGGGTCGACGCCTGGCGCAAGGCCGCCGAGGCCGACGACGTGCCGGGCGTCATCGGTGCCCAGCTCGGCATTGCCCGCGTGCTCCTGCTGCGCAACTACGACCTGACGACCGACGAACTCCGCGGGCTCGTGCGGTTCCGCTTCGACGCCGAGGACCCGCTCCGCGACGACATCCTCGCGATCGCGATGGGGCAACCGCTCACCCCAAAACCCACGCCCGCTGGCGACACCTCAGCCTGATCGTCGGCGGGGTCCTGCCGATGCCGACGCACCCGCCGGCGGAGGACGTCGGCGAGATCTTGCACATGCTCCTGCGGCTGAAGCGCATCGTCCCGCCCGCGCAATGGGTGGACTCGGGAGACGAGGTCTACCGTGAGTGAGAAGCGGCTCGAGATCAAGCTGACCGGCGACCATGCCGAGCTCATCGCGGCGAATCGAAGGCTGGCCGACAGCCTCACGAACGTCGAGAAGATCGCCGAGCGCGCGGGCAAGGCGATCGACCGCATGAGCGGCATGGGGCACGGCGGCAACGGATCCGGAGGCGGAGGTGCCGGAGCCGGAGCCAACGGCAACCCGGCCGCGGCTGTCGCGGGGCTGGAGAAGGTCGCGGCGGCCCGCGTGGCCATCGCCGAGCGCGAGAAGGCCCGGCTCCAGGCGATCGAGGACCGCTTCGCGGCGACGGAGTACAAGCGGGAGGTCGACCGCCAGAAGCGGGCCGAGCGCATGGCGACGGCCGCCGTCTCGGCCGCCGAAAAGGAGAAGGCCCGGCTCCAGAGCATCGAGGACCAGTTCGCGGCCCGCGAGTACCGCCGCCAGGTCGATCGCATCCGGCGGCAGGACGAGGCCGCCGCGCAGGAGGCCGCCGCGAAGGAGCGCGAGAAGGCGAAGCTCCAGGAGATCGAGGACCGCTGGGCCGCCCGCGACTACCGGGCCCGCGTCCAGCACGAGAAGCGGAAGCTCGAGGAATCGCAGAAGGCCGCCGAGCAGACGAAGGCCATGTGGTCCAAGGTGGGCGACGCGGCGACGGCCCTGACGGGCTTCGCCGGCCTGGCCACCGTCATCGGCTCGGTCAAGGCTGCGTTCGAGTCGGCGAACAAGGCGGCCATCGACTCCGCCAAGCTCGTCCGCGACTACCGCGAGTCGCTCCGTGAGCTCGCCATGCTGAAGGGCATGACCGGGCAGGACACGGAGCTCGTCAAGCAGCAGATGAAGCTGCGCGGGCAGACGCTCCAGACCGCCGGCGAGGCGACCGAGTTCCAGCTCCAGGCCCTCGGAGCCGGCGAGGCCGCGATCGGCAAGAACATCAGCAAGACCGAGTGGGAGAAGCTGATGGTGATGGGCGGCCAGTTCCAGGCCGCCGAGGGCGGGGCCGCGAGTGCCCACGGCCTGCTCACCGGCATGATGCCGCGGCTCATGGGCGGCAACAATCAGACTGCCGAGCAGTTGTTCGGGAAGGAGGCCGAGCTCTACTCGATCTTCCAGCCGGGCGGCGGCACCTACTCGCAGCGGGTCGACCAGTACCTGAAGTCCGCCCCGCTCATCTCCGCCGGGCTGTACTCTCCGCAGGAGGCCGCGGCCCTCCACTCGGCGTTCTCGCAGACCGCCCCGGACCAGTCCGCGACGCTGGTCGAGCAGTTCACCCGCGCGACCGTCGGCGGCCTCGGCAAGCTCCGCGGCACGAACCTGATGGAGATGCCGGGCGACGAGGAGCAGCAGAAGCAGGGCGAGTACCTCCAGGGGCTCGGCGGCAAGCCCGGCATGAAGCCCACGGAGATCGGCAAGCTCATCGTCGGCGACCTCGCGAAGCGGAAGCGGGAGGCCGCCGGCAAGGGCGAGACGTTCGACCCCTACCACTACCTCGGCACGCAGGGCTTCCGGAACCAGGAGGACATCAAGTCGATCCTCGGGTTCTCGGATCTCGTCCAGGGCGGCCAGTGGGCCGGTTACGAGGACATGCTCGCCAAGCCGAAAGGGCCGGGCGAGGCCATGTCCAAGATCGACGCCTTCCGCAAGTCGGCGACGGGTGCGGAGCGGTCGCTCTCGGTCACCGGAGAGATGACGAAGGCCCAGAGGGGCGTCGATTCCGAATACTACGAGCAGGTGATGAGGCTCGCCTTGCAGAAGCTCCAGGCGAGGGGCGAACTGACCGGCGGGACCTACGAGGAGTACCAGAACGCGGGCCTCACCGATCCGATCAAGATGTTCCAGAGGCGGCGGATCTTCGGCGAAGCGACGAACATGCTCGAGGCGGAGCGGGCCCGGCTCGGCATCGGATCGTTCAACAAGACCCGCTCCGGGTACGGCCCGGCCGCCGCCTACGAGGGATTCGCGACCACGGACGAGATCCCGAAGTTCGCCGCATCCGCCCGCGAGATCGCGAAGGCCGGCGGCAACGTCCTGCCCGGGTTCGAGGAGTTCTCCCGGCAGATGCAGGTGCAGACCGACTTGCTCCGGGATATCCGCGATGGGGCTCCCGCGGCCCCGCCCGCGCCGCTGCGACCCGCCGCCGGGCAGGCCGGGCGGTTCTGAGGCTCGTTCAAGGCTGCGACGGCTCGACGATGATCCGACCGAATCGCGATCCGAGGGCGTCGCTCACGACGATCCCGCCGCCCTTCTCGTATCCCACGTAGACCGGGAGGTCGCCGGAACGCAGCCCGATCTTGTCGAACACCGGGGAACGATTCGCCCGCGTCGCGGCGGCATCCATCGCCCCGTAGGCTCCCCACGAGCCCAGCAGGACGGCGACCGCCAGGCCGGCGGAGAGCAACGTCACCCGCTTCCGCAGAGCGGCGCACTCTCGCTCCAGTGCCTCCACCCGATTCCCCGTCGTCGCCGCAGCCATCGTCCGTCCCTCCAGGCCACCGATCTCGCCCCCACACCGTAATTCGCACGGGGACCGCCGGCAATGGGCTGCACTCATCAACTGCACCTCGCCCACGCCCTCCTGGACGACCTCGAGCAGGCACTGGACTTCACCCGCGAGGGGCTCGGCGACCAGGCCGCCGACGCCGCGGCCGAGGCGATCCACACGCGGTTCGTCGCCGAGACCGGGGCCGACGACCGATTCGTCGACAACCGCGGGAAGTACGGCGAGCGGAAGCGGGAGCGTGGCATCCCGATCGGCATCGGCCTGCACGGCACCCGCGTCGGCGGTGAGATGTCGAAGTACATCCACTTCGCCGGTGTGCGGGAGATCGAGCCGGACGAGGTGATCCTCGGCTTCGGCGCCGACGACGCCAACCGCCGCAAGGGCATGTGGTTCGAGGCCGGGGCGTTCCCCTCCGGCGACATCGAGCCCTCGGGCGCCGCCGGCCAGCCGCCACGCCCGTTCTTCCACCTGGCGGACAAGGACGAGGAGTCCATTCTCGGCCTCGTCGCCGAGTCGATCGACCGCTTCCTCGCGGCCCTCTGAGCGACGCACATGCCCAGCTACCGCGGCGTGAACATCTTCGGCACGCAGGTCGTCATGACCGTGCGCGACACGCCCGTCCAGCGGCAGGAGAACGCCTACTGCGGGCTCGCCGGCGTCGAGTCGATCGCGCTGGGCGGCCGCGGACGGTACGTCGAGGTCCAGGGCTTGCTCTGGGGCGCGGCAACCGGCGCGGACCTGACCACGCTCGACAACGCGATCCGCGCGTACCAGGACGGGCTCGCGGGCACGCTGGTCGACAACACCGGCTACGCCTGGCCCTACGCGATCCTGGAGACGTTCGACCCGGAGCCCCGGATCAAACTCGACCGCTATCTCGGCTATCACCACAAGTACTCGGCCCGGTTCCGGCTGCTCATCTGATGGCATTCTCGCAAGTCTCGATCACCTCCGTATCGCTCACCCGCGATCTCGGCGAAGTCGTCGTCGCGTGGACGAGCTCCGCGGCGGAGGGCACGATCTTCCAGGTCTACCTCGACGGCGAGCTCGCTTGGTGGGGCACGTCGCGTGCCTGCTACCTTCCGGCCCCGTCCGAGGTCGTGCGGATCGACGTCGGCACGGTCGCGGACGGCGAGAGCCGGACGGACTTCGCGTCCTCGCTCCCGTCGCTGTCCCGCCCGCGTCGCGGGCTGCTGACGTGGTACGGAGGCACCTACGAGGCCGACGACATCGCCTCGTACCTCGTGCGCGGCGAAACAACCCCCGGCGGCGGCATCCAGCCCGCGATCCTGGCGACGATCCCCGCCTACGACGGCGAGATCCTCGACGGTGCGGGACTCGGGCCGGCGGGCCGCGGCGGTGCCGGCCGTGCGGCCTCCACGTATTCCTGGACGTCCGCCCCGCTGTCCGGCGGGACCTGGCACTGGAGCATCACGCCGATCGACGCCGCGGGCAACGAGGGCACGGGCACGACGATCAGCCTGACCGTCGCGGCCCCGCCAAACCCGCCCGCGACCTTCGCAGACGGCAAGCGGCTGCACCTGAGCTACGACGCGACCGCCCACACGGCCACTCTCACCTGGCAGGCGAGCCCCTGATGTCCACGCAGTACACGACCAACGCGGGCCTGGAGTACTGGCAGCTCGGGGACCGCGACTGGCACGTCCAGTACGCCGACACCTGCCAGCGGCTCGACGGACTCGGTGCGATCGGCCCGCTGGCCGTGCGCGCGACCGACCCCGGCGCGACGGCCCTCCTGCCTTCGACCTCGCTGAAGGTCAACGTCGCGGCCGGCAGCTTCAAGGCCTCGGGCGGCTCCGTCGTCGCCTACGCGGGCACGTCCTCGCTGGTCCTCTCGGCCAGCACGACGACCTACCTCTGGCTGACCGAGGCCGGCGTGCTGACGACCGGGGCGTCCTATCCGACCGGCCTCAACATCGTCCGCCTGGCCCACGTCACGACCGACGGCTCGCACGTCACCGCGATCGTCGACGACCGGATCGCGTGGGACGTCACCGGCGGCGTGGCGGGCAACGCGGGAGTGTTCTACGCCGCGACGGCCGACGCCGCGGCGGTCGCCAACACGACCACGGCCACGACCTGCGTCGGCACGGGCGTCGGCAGCCTCACGTTCGCGGCCGGCGCCCTGACGGCCGGCAAGGTGCTGCGGGTCCGCGGCTGGGGCGTCGTGTCCTCGACCGGCTCGCCCACGCTGACGCTCTCGCTCAAGATCGGCGCCGGCGTACTGGCGACCGCCGCCGTCACGCTGGCCGGCGTCTCGGGGCAGCCGATCGCCTTCGAGGTGCTCGCGATCGTGCGCGCGGGCGGAGGCAGCGGCTCGGCCTACGGCGTCGGCACCGTCGCCACCGGCACGGCGGCCATCGCCCCGAACGCCGCCAACGCCTCGTTCGACAACAGCGTCTCGACCGCCGTGGACGTCCAGGCCCAGTGGTCCGCGGCGAGCGTGTCGAACACGTTCACCTGCAAAGGTCTGGTCGCGGAGATCCTCGGCTGATGCCCGGCTCGCTCGTCTACACGCCGATCGCCGCGGGGCTCGACCTCGGGGCGTACGATCCCGTCGTCGTGCTCCGGCTGACCAGCAAGGGCTACGAGCTCCTGCCGCACGTCCGCGCCGTCTCCGACTCGGCGCGCGAGGGCCCGGAGCCCGGCTCGGCCCACTGCTACTTCGTGTTCGACGACATCATGGCGGACGCGATCGGCTCGCCCACGCGGATCGAGCAGGTCTGGGGCCACTCGGCCTCCGCCGGCCGCTGGCGGGTGCGGGTCGACGACCGCATCGTCCTGGCCCAACTCGTCCCGCCATCGCCCACGAAGCCGCCGAGCACGCCCGCGACGATCAACGTCCTGTTCGCCGGCTTCGCGGCGAGCCCCCAGGCCGACCTGGGCGACGGCACCGAGCGCGTGACGTTCTCGGTCCTCGGCCAGCCCGTGCGCGAGTGGGACACGCCGCTGCCCGGCGCGATCTACCGCGACGCCCACCACCCCGACGCCGCGGGAGACTGGAACCCGGAGCGGAAGCGCAACGACAACGACCACCCGACCGACCTGCCGACGCGGTTCAACCCCGACGGCCTGCCGAACGCCACGATGCTCGACGGCGACAGCGGCGAGGACCCGGGCGGGACGAAGTCCTACCCCGTGTTCTTCGACCCGCTGGTCATCCGCACGCCCGACGTGCGGCGGCCGTGGACGATCGCGATGGCCGCCCGGTACATCCTCCAGGTCGGGAACCCGACGCAGCGGTGGGTGCGGCACGACGAGGTGCTCTGGCAGATCGACGGGCTCCTGAAGGTCCGCGTGCCGACGACCGACGGCGGGGCGATCGACCCCGACGACCCCGACACCTTCGACTGGGCCGACGTGCTGTGCCAGGACCTGGACGTCACGGGCAAGACCTGGCCGGAGGCCCTGCGGGCGCTGCTCGAGCCGCACGGATGGACGTTCACCTGGCGGATCTCGACCGGCAAGGACGACCAGGATCCCGCCGACCCGACGGCGACCGATCGGCCGGTCTACCAGCTCGACATCTACCGCAAGGACGACCCGCCCGCATCCCGCACCGTGGGCTTGCAGAAGGCGGGCAACGTCCTGGACCCCGCGAAGACGAACCTGGCGGCGGCCGGCCTGGCGTTCGACACCGCCCGGATCGTCAACGCCTTCACGGTCGACACCTCGCCCGTGCTGTACGAGGTCTCCGTCGTCCTGGCGCCGCTGTTCCCGATCGACGTCGCGGACGCGGCCAGCCCCACGCGGAAGCGGTATGCGCTGCCCTCCGGCGAGTTCTCGCGACGCCGCGACTACCGCTGGTTCGGCCTCGACGAGACCGGCGAGGGGCACTGGGATTTCGACAAGAACAAACTGCTCATCGCCGCCACCGGCACCGCCGACGCCGACAGCCTCGCCCAGTTCGCGAAGCTCATCAAGAGCCTCTCGAAGCTGTTCGCGGACTCCGGCTCGGTCGAGGACCCGCCGTGGGAACGCGACGACGTCAAGCAGCGGTTCGCGGTACGCCGCCGGCCCGCCCGCCGCGAGCTGCTCACCCGCGACGTCGCCACCGGCGAGCCCCTGTCTGCGAAGCTCCAGCTCGTGGACGCCGCGAAGTACCCCGGCGACGTGCCGGGCCTGTTCGACCCCGCCATGCTCGACAAGGGCGGCGGCACGCTCCAGACGGTCCGCGAGGGCGGCTGGGACCTGCTCCCGGACCGGCTCGGGATCGCGCTGACCTGCGAGGACCCCAACGCTTGGGAGGTCGGCCAGCCGAAGGACGTGATCGGCGGGGTGTCGAAGATCATCCCCGGCTCGCCGTTCGCGAGCGGCAAGGTCAACGTCGTCCAGTGCCTGGCGAACCCCGGCGCGGGCGGCTCGGTGACGACGAAGCGATTCTACATGGTCCTGACCTGCGTCATCGCCGGCGACCGCGGCCTCACCGCGAAGGCCGGACGCCGCAAGGGCTCGCCGGTCTCCTACGCGGTCACCCGCCGCGACGACGCCCGCGACCGCTACCAGCGGGCCGTCGTGGACCCGTCCTCCGTGCTCTCGGAGTCCGGCTCCCAGGTCGCGACGCGGGACGATACGACCGTCGCCTCGCGGCACGCCTCGGCACGCCGCACGGCCCACGAGTCGGCCACGCTCGCCGGCAGGCTGACCGTCAACCGGCTGGTCCGCTCGATCCGGATCGGCGACGCGGTCACGACGATCAAGGGCCGCGAAATCTCGCTGCGGACCGTCGTCGGCGCGGCGCAGTCCGAGGGCCCGCGTTACCCGGTCGTCGTGGGCATCGACCGCAGCTACACCCCGCGTCTCATGACCACGTTCCACCTTCAGGACCGCCGCACCGAGGGCGTGGCCCTGGGGCACGAGGCCGGGCTGGTCAACAACCGCCGCGTGGCCAAGATCCAGGCCGCGGCCGAGGCGGTCGAAGGCGGGTACGCATGAGCGGGTACGACGACGAGACGCGGCAGGCCCGGCACCGCATCGAGGCGGACCGCTCGACGCTCGACCACGCCGACCGCCCGTGCGGCGACGATCGCGGGCCCCGGCTCGTGAAGATCGCCACGCACGCCGCGACGGCCCCGGGCGTCTTCCCCGCGAACCCGTGCTCGCTGGACGCGGTGGAGATGACCGGCGGCGCGGTCACGATCACCGTGGACACCACGGCGACGCTCTACGTCGTAGTCCTGGGGTCGTCCACGCCGAGCGTGGGGAGTTACCACGTCGCCTTGCCGATCGACGGCCTCCTGGTGATCGACGGATGACCCGGCATGGATGACGCCGCACTCCTGAGGCGCCGCATCGACGACGGCCGCTGGCGAGAGGGCCGGCTTGGGAAGCCCCCGGGCACGACGCTCGGCGTGGCGATGTACAAGGTCGTCGCCGCACCCGCGTCGGCCCCGGGCATCGCCATGTGCCACCCGCTCTCCGCCGACGCGGTCGAGAAGACGGGCGGCTCCGCGACGGCCTCGGAGGACACGTCCGCCGATGTCCCGGTCGTCGTACTCGAGGTGCCGGCCGTCGGCGCGCTGCTGTCCTGCGTCCTGGTCGACGGATACTGGGTCGCTAGGCACGGCACGGCCAGCGACGAAGACTGCCCCTGCGAAATCGACGTCACGGTCTCGTGCGGCGCTCTCAATGTCGCCTCGAACATCTCCGCCTACAGCAGCTCGGACGGCTCGTGCACAGGGTCGGTCATCACCAGCGGCACCTATGACGGCACGCCCTTGCGGCTGTGCTTCCCGGCTCCCGATCCATCGCCGAAGACGTATGACCTGAAGATCGACCCGATCAACGTCGATGGCTTCCTCGGGCACCTCTCGAAGTGTACTCAACTCGTCGTGGCGGTCGAGAACTGCGGGACGGTGGTCTCCGAGTCGTTCACGGTCGAGCCGGCCGATTACAGTTGGCATGGACGATTCTATCTGTGCGGCGATTCGAGCCTGACGACCTGTGGTTTGATGAACCATTGCTGCTCACTTCCGACCGGAACCTATTCACTTTACGACGGCCTCAACACGACCACGGGCGACGTCACGAATGCTCCCGGTTTCTGCACGACGGAAGCTGGCGACGGCCCAAGCCCGGGGCACAGCCTGCCGAGCCCATCCCTGCCGACGACGTTCGCCCTCACCTACGTCCCGCCGGACTGCATCGCTTCTCGCTATGCAGACCTCACCAACTATTTCCCGCGGTCCGAGACGCTCTGCGATGGTGTCGGCTTCGATTTCGTAGCCACCCCGGCGAGCGGCTACTCGTTCGTCGGCACGGGCATCCCGATCAAGACGATCCTCTCCGTCAGCCACTCATCGTTCTCGGCCACGCTGACCTATCAGGGGGTGCTCGGGCTGCCGGGCTATCCTTTCGCCCGATGGTACGGGACGTTCGTTGTCGGTCATTGCCGCTACGGGGTGTCTGTGGATTTGCCGATCAGTGGCCTTGGCGAGTCCGATTGCAACTTCACCGGCTATCTCATCTATTCGCTGGGCAACGTCCCGTTGAACCCGGGCGACTCGATCCCGATCGACTGCAATCCGGGCTGCTCCTACACGGTCCCCGTCGACCTGTCGTGCGGGCTGGGGATCTTCGACCTCGATCAAGGCAGCACCTCGGACAACCCGTATTGCAACGGCACCGTGACGATCTCCGAGTGAGCCATGCACGATCGGGACGTTCGCGGCCAGCCCTGGTCTCCCTGCCCGCACTGCCCGCACGCCACGCCGGGCGCATGCCCCTCGCGGTTCCATCGCCGCTACTGTGAGTTGACCGACCCGTCCCAGCCCGACGCGGGCCGCTATCGCGCGATCGTCGCGAGCCTGCCGCCCGAGGATCGACCCGCACAACGGACCGATTACGTAGCCGAGGCCCCGCCCGAGCCGTACGCGGCCACGTCGCCCACGAGGCCGGCCGGGGCCGCCCCGCCGCAACACGCGTCGGATGTCGACAGGCCGGCCCCGGCCGATTCGCCTGAAGCGTTTGCCCAGGTCCGCCTCGAGGTGCTCGCGATGACCTCGTGTCCTTACCGCGGCCGCAAGGTCGAGTGCGGGTGCAACGGCGCGCGGCTGTGCCTCCTCCTCCGGGGCGACTCTGGCCGGGTGACCGCCCTCGACTGCCAGAGGTGCGACATCGCCCGCGCGGACCTGCTCAGTCGGTTGGGCCGGATGCTGCCCGCCCCGTGACGGCGCGGTGCAGGTCCTCGACGGCCCGGCAGACGACATCGGTCCGCGTCCACCGCTTGCCGTCCGGGTGCGTGGGCAGGACGCGGGCAAGTTCGCCGATCATCGTCTGAATCCGCTCCGGCAACCGGAGCGACTCCATCGACCGAGGTTCGCCGGCCGGGCGGCCCCTGCTCTTGCGCGGGGGCGCGGCCGGCGGTTGCTGTTTGCGGGGCGGCATGGCGGGCCTCACCGTTCCGGCGGGGTCGGATCGTACCCCACCTGCTTCGCGTAGGCGATGAGGGCGTGTTCCACGAGGATCGACAGCGGCAGCCGCGTGTGAGTCGCGAGGCCGTCGAGCCACGTCGCGAATTCCTCGGAGCCCTTGATGCCCAAGAGACTCCGCTTCTTGCCCGCATCATGCGGCGCGGGCGGTTCCATGCGTTTCGGTCGCTTGCGGGCCGGAGCCATCGGTTGCATCGTCTCCACCTTTCGCGTGAGTCTAGCAAGATGGCCGTCGCCGGACGACGGCTACCATTGTACACCGTGGGCTATCTCGCATAGCAAGCGGCACGTTGACAGTGCGGTTAGCACGGGATAGCATGAGTTCGTACGGCCCGTCGTGGCCGCAAACGAAAGAGGGCCGGCGAGTGCTAGGAACACCCGCCGGCCCGGAGCCATGCGACAGAGAAGGGAGACGCACGGCATGTCCATCGTGACCGAACGCCGCCGGGAAGGCAACGACTTCGACCGCTACGGACGGATGCTGTACCCCGCGGACGGGGTGCTGCTGAGGGCCTTCGACCAGTGGGACCAGCGGAAGTGCACCCGCTCGCTCCGCAACCTCGTGCTGCTGATGCACGACTACGAGATCGAGGCCCTCGTGATCCATCGTCCGGGAGGCGTCTCGCGGCTGGTCGTCCTGGTGGACGGCCGGATCGTCGAGGCGGCCGGGTTCCACACGATCTGCGACGAGTACGAGCCGGACGACGAGACCGACACCACCGACTGAGGGCCGACCGCACATGGGCAACCTCGTCCGCCGCGGCGACAGCGAATCCGCCGCGCCCTCGCTGACGTTCGCCGAGAAGGAGCGTCTGCGGACGCTCGAGATCAAGATCGCCGACGGACTCCAGACCTTCGTGGAGGTCGGCAACGCACTACTTGAGGTGCGGGACAACACGCTGTACCGAGACACGTTCACCACCTTCGAGGCGTATTGCCGCGAGCGTTGGGGAATGAGCCGGTTCTACGCCCACCGGCTGATGGGTGCAGCCACGATCGCCCAGAATTTGTTGCCAATTGGCAACATGCCCGATGCCGAATCCCAGGTCCGTCCGCTCGCCGGATTGCCTCCGGAGCAGCAGCGGGAGGCGTGGGCGGTGGCGGTGGAGTCGGCACCGGCGGGGCGGCCCACGGCCCGCCAGGTGCAGGAGGCGGTGACGATCGTCACCCGCCGCGTGATCGACCCGGAGCCGGCCGTTGCCGAAGTCATCGACGACCCCGAGCCGGAGGCGGAGCCGGAACCGTGCGACGCGGACGACGGCTTCGCATTGGAGCCGCCCGCCGCCCGCAAGCCGGCTGCGGCGGAAGACGACGAGGACCCGGCCGAGGGGTTCTGGCGAAAGGCAAAGAAGTTGACGGACGAGGTGCTCGTCTTCGTCAACACGGCCAAGGACCCGGAGTACGCGGACTGGGTCTTCCACCCGCGATACGGAGCCCGGCGGCGGGCCATATACCACAACATGATCATGCTCCGAGACGGATGCAACGCGATCGCCAAGAGGTTCCGGGAGGACCCGACATCATGAGGACCCGACAGAAGCCATTGATCGACGCGGCCGAGTTCGCGAAGGCCGTCGCCGACGCGGGCCTGGGGTTCGCGACGATCGACGAGCTGGTGAGGATCGCGGACGAGGCCGGCGTGTGGACGGACGAGATGTTCACGCGGGGCATCGCCGAGGCGAAGAAGGACGTCGTGCGGCGGCTGATGCGGTCGAAGACGAAGGATGAGGACGGCAACGTCATCGAGTGGTGCAGCGTCGTCCGCAAGAACCGCAAGGGCGAGACCGTCCAGGCGTACAAGCAGATCGCCATGTTCGACGTCTCCGACTACGTCCAGGTGATCAACGACCGCTACGAGCGGCGGCAGTACTGGGATGCCGAGTTCCGCCGCTACGCGATGCTCGCCATCTCCCGCTTCGGCCGAACCCGAATCCAGAAGCAATTCACGTTCATGCTGCCGACCGACGACCCCGAGCTGCGGGACGCGGCCTCAGCCAACTGAATGACGCATCGCGGGCCTGGCCGGCACGTCCGAGCCGGGCCCGCGTCGTCTTCAGAACGACCAGTCGCCGAGGTCGGCGTCGGGGAACGCGGGCGGGCACTGCGGCTCGCGGACGTCGTCTCGCGAGGCCCGGCCCTCGAGGGCGTCGAGCCGGTCGAGGATCGTCGCGGGGTCGGTCGAGCCGGTCAGCGAGATCGCGTCGGCGAGGGCCCGGAACGCGGCCGCCATCACCTGCCCCGCGAAAGTGCGGCTGCAACCCGCCGCGATCGCGTAGAGGTGACTCACGAGCGTCGCGTTGCCGGAGCTCCACTGGGCATACTCGGCCCAGTCCTCGAAGTCCGGCTCGGCGGCCTGCCACCGCTCGAGCAACGCCCGCGTCCCGGCTGCCACCGCACGTTCGGCGACCTCGCGAACGTAGTCGGGCTCCTGCTGGGTGACGGTCGCGGGCTTGACGCTGGTCGTGTTCGTCGTCATCGTGGACATCGGTCTCTCCATCTTCAAGGGGTAGGGGATGCCAGTCCCGGGCGGCCCGTCTTCGTTTGGGCACTACGCGAAGTTGAGCACCCACGCCACCGCAGAGCCTTCCGGGGTCTTCGTGAGGGTGAAGATGTCCGCGTAGTCTTCGCCGAAAGCCCCTCCGTTCGCGATCGCCTCCAGGATCACCTTGTGGAAGATGTCGACGTCTGCCGGGGTGTTGTTCATGTAGATCGTCTCCATCGTCGTCTCTCCGTTCTCGCGTCCCGCGGGGCTCTCTTTTGTCCCCGCGTCTGAGTACAAGATATCCCCTGGCGTCGATTACGTCAAGACAAAAATCAGGCGACTCGCCCGGAATGTGCATCCAGTGTGCAGACGGTATTGCCGACAGGGTGCGGGCGCGGTAACGTGATCGGGCGTCCACTATGGCGGGACGCGGGAGCGAGGGTTAATATGTTGCCCGATGACGCCCGGAGTCGGCGAGGAGGCCGGCGATGACGAATTCCAGCCGTGCCACGGAGGCGGCGGCGCGAAGGACCGCACTCGTGAAGACGCGGATCGAATTGCGCGTGGCGAAGACGTTCGTCCTCGAGCTCCACGGCCGGCTGTACGAGCAGGACTATCTGCGCGTGCCGGCGGCGGAGTGGGCGAGCCGCCCGGAGTCG